ATGATCCCTACTGAAGTAGCCACTATTGTAGAAATGTTGGTTCTAGGACACGACATTAATAGCAAAGAAGCTGGCCGTATCGCCTGGGATATTTACAACGAATTTAAAGACCGCCTTCTTCCTGAGGGTGTGTCAATTAATGACAATTTTGTTTGACGCGGGTTAGTGTAGCAGCAAACATTCCAGCCTCATAAGCTGTGAGATCATCGGTGCAAGTCCGATACCCGCAACCAGTTAAGTTGGTAGTTTAAGGTTAGAAGATATAAGGGAAAGTCATGAGTCCTGAAAGTCTCACGAATGATTGGAAGGTCTGACTATGGTCTGGCCAGACGCAGTTGGAAACCAACAGTTATTCGTTAAGAACGTACCCGATGGTAGGGTAAGATGGTGAAATCAAACACCCCAACTTTTTAATTTATGGGCCCTAGATACGGTACAGAGGTTCGAATCCTCCAGGGTCCACGAGGTACTCTAACTGAGGCATATCGCAATAGCTTTGGTTAGGAAGGCAGAAAGCGATATTCTGCCGAGAGCTAGGGAAGCAGACACCATATAGCGCTTAATGGTCCTAGGTACACGTCTGAAATTACGACGTTTCCCGATTACAGAGGGAAGGTAATATGTACAAGTCTGTACGAAAAAGTTCTAGACTCTGCTAGTTTGTTTACTTCTAGAAAATAACAAACGGTAACTTGTCGGCCCCTAAAGCCGGTCAGAGTAAATTAGCATTGTGAGTGGGCGCGAAAGCGGAGGAACTCTCTGAATTTTTGTATTGACATTCCCGTCGATATTGGCTATATTGGTTTTAAGAAATGGGGAGGCTCCTTTCCCTCCCTATGGTGTGTAGTCCAAATGACTTTAAGAGACCACGGGGGGATTACCGTGAATGTGTGGGCTTTAGTCTTCCCACCACACCTATTAGTTAAATGGTCGGTTAGCTCAGCGGTAGAGCGTCTCTTTTACACGGAGAGGGTCGGCGGTTCAATCCCGTCACCGACTACCAGTTTATGTCCTTCCGTTCTCGGTAAACGGATTAATTGTTGTTTCCAGACAACAGGGACACCACATTAGGTCTTACAAGGATGGGTAGGAGCTTCTAAAACTCTAGCTTGTCGGGTTCGATTCCCACTAGGACCACCATTATGACTGATGAAGAAATAGAAGATTATATACCCTTTGAAGGAGATTTCAAATCAAGGGTTTTAACCCCTGAAGAAGCTGAAAGGCACAGAGCCAGGCTATTAAAAATTATAGAGAAAAGAAAAATGCGAGAACAAGATATTGGTGTCTAGAAAGCCAGAGAACCTCCCTAATAGGTATTAATCCAATCCAAATCATATCTATTAAGGAGAAACTAAAATGAGCATTTATTTAAAGATTAAGAATAAGCACCTTGCCCTCGAAGCGGGTGTAATTAAGTTTGAAGAACGTAAGCAGAGGAAGCTTGGTAACTATGAGGTTGTAAACTCTCTTTGTGAACACCGGAAGCGGAATGTTCGTAACGAGAACCGAGCAACCTCGCTAGCCAGAGCATATATTCGCGGAGCGAAGTATAGCTCAGTAGAGCGTACTCGTAAGCCTGAGAAGGAATACGACTTTCGTAAGTGGGTTTATCCCCGTGTTCTTACGATGGTTCAGAAATATCAAGATCGTAAGTTCTCTATGCAGGACTTAGATGCTTGGTTGAAGTCATAAGAGAGCGGGGTCTGAGTGGGTTTAACCACAAAGATAGCTACTGGAGAAAAAACCTGGCCAGTGCGTGACTTTCAAGGTGTTGGTAGGCGAGCCCCTAAAAGAGACAGCCCCGAAGTGTGTCCGCCACCTTGAATTTGTTAGCCCCCGTGTTTTACCGAGCGGGAACCATGGAACAGCCGTCAGAGGGGTATACAACTCGTTAATAGCGGTATCGGTATCCAGTTTAATGAAAGTAATTATGCACACTAAAGATTTAGGTAAAATTGGAGAGGCTGCTGTAATTCAGCAATGTTTATCTTTAGGTGTAGAAGTATTTATAGACTTTGGGGATAATAGCAGGATTGACCTTATTTTAAACACAGGTTACTCACTTGAAAGAGTTCAAGTAAAATGCTACACTCCTGACGACGGAAAAATAGTTTTAGAACTACATAAATCCGGTCCCTCTTACAATTATAAATATAAGTCTGATGAAATAGACTGGTTTGCAGTAGTTAATGCACATAGTTTAACCGATATTGCTTGGATTAATGCGAAGTATATACTTGATAAGTATAGCAAAAAAGTAACCCTTAGAATATCACCAACTAAAAATAACCAAGCTTCGGGAATAACTTGGTTTAGGGATTTTCAAGATTTCCCCTTCAATGGACCCGTAGCTCAGTAGGTAGAGCACGGAGCTTTTAATTCTGGTGTCGTCGGTTCAAACCCGACCGGGTCCTCCAGTTTATGGACGTGTAGCTCAGTGGGTAGAGCGCGGCACTCTTAATGCCTAGGTCGTGGGTTCGAACCCCACCTCGTCTACCAATTAATCCGCCTGTGGTGTATGGTAGCACGACCGGATTTATATCCCGGAAGCCCAGATTAGGGGTTGGACCGAGTTCAATTCTCGGCAGGCGGACCAATTAAAGACAGTGTAAAATAGCCGGAGCCTCGGAAGAGATTGCTGCAAAGCTAGAGGTTGCTGTCCAAGGCAGTAGCGCGGGGAAATCTGCCACCATGAAGAAATGTATTAAAGAGTGTAAGCTAGACCCCAATACGCAGATTTGCACAGGCTGCTTAAGAACACTACAAGAAATTAAAGATGCATATACACGCTCCCGTAGCTCAACTGGAATAGAGTACGCGCCTTCTAAGCATGGGGTTGGGGGTTCGAGTCCCTCCGGGAGTACCATTTAAGGAAATACAATGAAGAGTCTATTAGTAGTTTTTATGTTCACATTAAGCCCGCAAGGCGAACCTCAGCCAGTGGGTGTTGTTACTGAGTCTTTCGAGACGGCAGAACAGTGCAACTTTGTAGGACGTAACCTGAGGGAATTAATTACCACAATTCCCGATAACGTGAAGACTCTATCCTATTGTGTTAGTCCAGACGAATTTTAGGTGCCTTAGCTCCAACGGTAGAGCAGCGCTTTTGTAATGCGACGGTTGATGGGTTCGAATCCCTCAGGCACCACCAGATATGACCATATTCACACACGTAAAACCCAAAGTCCTTAAGGGATTGCAGAACCTTGCTAAACACGAGGGCAAGACTCTTTACATTCATCCAGTTCCTTATGGAAAAGAAAATAATTTGTTTACGGTGGTGTTAAAATGACCGAATTAGAAAAAGCCTTATACGAGGCATTTTATGAAACCATAGAAATAGTAGGCTGGGAAGCCTTTAAGTCTATATCATGGTTTGGAAGTAATAACGCTTAGATAGCTCAGTTGGTAGAGCATGGAGTTGAAGCCTCCAGTGTCGGGGGTTCGAGACCCTCTCTAAGCACCAGTTTAGGAATAGTTAGTGCAAGACTTCAAAGAACAGACTAAGCAAATGGCATTAGCTTGGCAGCATATAGCCTCAATTTCTTACGAAATTGCAAATGCACGTCGTACTCTATTCAATGCTTATTTAAGCGAGGGTTTTACAGAGGCCCAGGCTTTAGAACTGATAAAAAACCCATAATTCCCGACGCAGGCGGATAGGCAAACCGCGACGGACTCCCAGGAGACATCTGTAGGAGAATAAAGTGAAAGCTAAATGCTTCGCTCAACAAAGGCCGGAGTGTCCCGAAAGGGCGATGAATGACCCGAGCGCATATTTCTTAGGACTTATGTTAGCTTTGACGGACGGCGAGGAAGCACTCCAATTAGTTAAAGAACCCCCGCGGGGTATACGTAAAAGTTGAGTTCAACTAAGCCTAGAGGTAACGATCTAGCACTTTTACGTAGTCTGGTTCCGTAGCTCAATCGGGAGAGCGTTGGCTTGTCACGTCAGAGGTAGCGGGTTCGAAACCCGTCGGAACCGCCATTTTTGAAAGGAATTTAAGTTGGAATTTATTATTACTGTAATATTTATTGCATTTGGTGCCCTTATAGCCTACTGCATATTTCAAATGCTACTACTTCAAGACTGGTTTTATCTGTGGTACATGAAACGGGTTAAGAAAAAGAAGATTCTGGTAGCCTATGAAGGTGAACATTATTTTCACGAGGATTTCAAGACAGTCTACGAGGGCCACAACAATACTTATAGGTTCCCCTATAACAAGATTGGAAAGATCCAGTTCCTCGGTGAAGACACTTTGGATTACTGTGGGACTTACAAATACAAATTTGAAGATTAATGGGGCATTAGCTCATCTGGGAGAGCGTCTGTTTTGCAAGCAGAAGGTGATCGGTTCGAGTCCGATATGTTCCACCATAATTAAGGCCGTAGTCTCTTGATTGAGGCTGCGGTCTTTCTTTTGCAAAAATAGTTCTTGACTTTTACGAGTATTTTTGCTAGTATCAATCCATCAGGTAAAAATTACCTGCGCCAAACCCACAAAAATTGAGTCTTAAAATTACGTGTGAGTTTTCCCAAAAATAAATACTGTTGACTTTCTTTAAACTTTGGTGTATATTCATCAAAATAAGGAAAATAATCAATGCATGAGCTTCTAAGAAAACACAAAATGAAAGTCACCTTCGTAAAGAAGGACGAATCCATTAGAGTTATGAAGTGTACCCTTATCCCAGACCTGCTCCCTCCGGTGAGCGGCTCGGGTGACAGAGAGGGAATTACGACAGTTTTTGACCTAGAAAAAGGCCAATGGCGTTGTTTCAGGGATGATAGCGTATTATCCTATGAAATAATCGAATAAAGGAAATGATGAAATTATTCATAACTGGCGAACAAGAGTCTGAATTTATTAAGGACACACTAAACGAACTAGAGGAATCTTTCGGGATTACCTGTGTGATTGGTTCTGCGTGCAGTCCTTGTATGAACGATGTATCCCAGTGGTGCGAAGAGAACGAAGTGCCTATTAATTTACAGCTTCCTGAGTGCTTCGACGAACTAGGTCTGATTGAATGTAACCTAGCTGCCATCAAGAATAATAACCCTCAGTTTCTAATGATCTATACAGACACAGAAGCAATGATTGAGGCTATTTCTGAATTGGCAAGTGTGACCCCTTCTGTTCAATATATTGCGAGGAAAGAATGAAAGTAATTATTTGTGGCGGTAGAGACTATGATGATTATCAACATATGTCAGAGGCTCTGGCACAAATTTGCTTACAGTATGGAGATATTACAGCTGTAGTTCAAGGCGGAGCACGTGGTGCCGATTCCTTGGCTAGACGCTGGGCGATAGAAAACAAGATTCCTTTCGAGCAGTATGACGCGGACTGGAAACAATACGGAAAGGCAGCAGGGCCTATAAGAAATCAGGAAATGCTCGACGAGAGCGGTGCAACTATGGTCATAGCCTTTCCGGGTGGAAATGGAACGTATGACATGATTAAAAGAGCAAAGAAGGCACAAGTAGAACTTGTGAATGTGGTATGAAAAACTGGATCGAAAAAGCAAGACAAGCTATTATAGAAAGCTCAGAAAGCTCCACTATTTATATTGGGGCTGACTCAGTTCGTTATAAAAAGGGTTACAACAAGGACGGAAGTGATAGATGGTTCGCCCGCTACGCAACTGTTATTATTGTTCACAAGAACTCCAGCAATGGTTGCGGGGTATTCTTTGACATTGACGTGCAGCCCGATTATGGACAGCTTAGAACCAGACTGCTTACCGAAGTTCAGCACAGCATTGATGCTTTTGATGCTATTCAGGACGTTCTAGGTAATCGTAAGCTTGAAATCCACCTTGACGTAAACCCTGACCCTAAGCACAAATCCAACATTGTTGTGAAAGAAGCGGCAGGTTGGATTTCCGGACTTGGGCTTACTCACAAGATCAAGAGTGAGGCTTGGGCTGCGTCTACTGCTGCTGACTATTGCGCAAAGGGAAGAGTTTTTGCTCCTTCTATGGTGCAATGATGCAAGTATTCACTACTGATGATTTAGAAGAAGTTTATACTGTCTATAAGGACCAAAATGGTCAGTTTTATGGAATCAGGGAAAGTGGTCCTAAGTTCTGTATTACTGCTTTAACTTTGCCCTGTTTAGCAGATAGGGTAAAGGGTGCATTAGACTTCTACGAGGAGCACTTCTAATGGAATACATTATTCTAGTTTGTGGCCTCTATATAGCGGCTTCGTTTTGGTTCTTCTATCTGTCATTTACTTTAACTGATAGAAGCCTTCCAAGTTTCTTCCTATGCTTACTCACAGGAATCTTTTGGCCTTTAGTGTTAGGATGGTATCTTGCAGCTAGAATATCGGGTAGGTGACATTCTTGAGTACGAGGGTAAATACATCTGTCAAGGTGTAAATACCCTCGGAGTCATGGGTGCAGGATTGGCCCTACAAATAAGGAATACTTATCCCAAAGTCTGGGATGTTTATTCTAAAAAGAAACTGAAACTTGGGGATGCTTTTGGAGTAGACTGTGGTAGGCACACTATCCTCTGCATCGCAACCCAAAAAGAAATTGGCAGGTACAAAAAGCCTTTTAACTATACGGCTTTTGAGCTAGGACTATCTAAGATAGATGAGAAATTAAATGGAGATATTGCTTTTCCTCCTATTGGCTGCGGCCTTGGTGGCGGTGATTTTAGAATTGTACGCGAATTACTCTTAAAGTGTAAGAATATAAGGCCTATAATTTATTACTTGAATGACGAGATTCCAAAGGAGTATTTATGTTAACCCTATACCTATTTATAGGATGTATTTTGTCCCTTCTATTAATGTGGGAACCTAAGCATCTTTTGGAATCAAGTGGAGGGGATGCTGGAATAGCATTCTTTCTAGTCATGACTTGTGTTCTAGCATGGCCCGCAGTTGTATTTGCACTGATATACATGAGTATCAAAAAATAGTAGTTGACATTTGGTGTCAATTCGATTATATTTAACATTCCAAACAACAAGGAGATTATGAATGGCTTGGACTGATGAAGAACGCGCAGAAGTAATTAAGAAGTATCAAGACGCGGAACCTACTCCTGAGAACTCTATGGATATTGTTTCTCAGATTGCAGAAGACATGGACAAAACCGTAAATGGTGTCCGTATGATTCTTATGAAGGCTGAAGTGTACGTGAAGAAGGAAGAAACTTCTAGCAAGGGCAGTGGCTCTAAGTCCGCTGCTTCGGGTGCTAGCAAGCGAGTTTCCAAGGAAGATGCTCACGCAGCTCTTCGTGACGCTATTAGCGCTAAGGGGCTTGCTCCTGACGAAGATATTGTGGGTAAGATGACAGGTAAGGCAGCGCTCTACTTTGTAGAAGTGCTGAACGCGGCCGCAGAATAATATATTAATCCCGCATAAGGGAGGGTACTCTGTGCCCTCCCTTAATGTGTTTCCGGGAGTCGAATGAAAAAAGAACAAATACGTAATATAATAATAAGAAATGGTGAATCCATCGTCAACTACAGAAGCATAAAGTCCAAAAAGGTAAAATATGTTGTATGTACCGTAGACTTTGATAACCCGTATATAAAGACTAAGAAAATTCCTAGAGAGCAACCAGACAAGATATTAGTGTTTTGCTGGGATTCAGACTCTTTTAAACAATTGAATACTGATTTAGTGACTTCAGTTGAAGCATTGAATAAAGTATTGAAAGGGTTGAATGCAAAATGATGATATTTACTACAGAGTTATCCATGTAACTGACGATGCCCAAATAAGGCTAAGTATAAATAACTTTTTAGGTGTAGACTATATCTCTTTAAGAGAGTATTATTTAGATTTTGAAGAAGAGTGGCAGCCCACCAAAAAGGGAATCACTCTCCCTCTTACAATTCCTATTACGAGAGAGTTATTCTCCGGATTAGTGGAAATTCTATCTCTGGAAGAAAGTAAGAACATTCTAGAAGAACATTTTAAGGACACTATAGATGGTATCTACAAGGTATAAATACGGCGTTGGCCAAGTGGTTAACATGGGGAACAAGAAAGTAACCATCACAGAGCTGAGGGAATTTTACGGAAAACCCTCATATATGGTTAACTGGTTCGACAAAGAAAACAAGCTATGGAAGGCTGTGTTAAAGGAAGATGAAATTTCTTGATATTCTATCTCAGGCTTACTATACTGGTAATCCTCTGGTATCCAACGAACTTTTTGACGAACTAGCCAAAAAGTACAGATATAATGAAGTTGGCGCTTCTTACGCAGACGCCAAGGTTCATCACGCTTATAGGATGTGGAGCTTATCAAAGGTTTATCCTGGAGATAAGGTTCCGTTCAACGAGCCATCAGTAAGAAGTCCCAAGTTAGACGGTGCAGCCGTAGAAATCTTCTATGTGGACGGGAACGTGGCCTGGGCCGCCACTCGTGGAGACGGTGTCAAGGGTCAGGATATTACTGACAAGATGCGTTTTCTTGTTCCTTTGAATTTAGGAACAACTGGTAGGTCTTTCCAGGTCACTGGAGAAGTTGTTACAAAGAAGGGTAAAGAAAACCTTCGTAACTATGCCAGTGGCGCTCTCAATCTTAGAGACCTTGAAGAATTTAAGACTCGTGATCTTTACTTCTTTGCATACGATCTAGTTCCTAACGTTTTTGATACCTATACAGAAACTCTTGAGTTTCTTGAAAGCGTGGGCTTCAAAACAGTTCGTCAGGCAACTGACGAGTTCCCAACGGATGGGGAAGTTGTGCGAGTGGATAGTAATGTCACATTCGAACAGATGGGCTATACTTCTAAGCATCCTCGTGGTGCATATGCGTTGAAGGAAAATAAGGATGGAGTTCGTACTGTTCTTCGTGATATTATTTGGGACGTTGGTCGCAGCGGTGTTGTCACTCCTGTTGCTATCTTTGATCCTGTTGATGTGGACGGTGCAATCGTGGCAAGAGCTACTCTGCACAACTGGAAATACATCCAAGACTTAGATTTGGAAAAGGACTGTGTGATTGAAGTAATTCGCGCAGGGGATATTATTCCAAGAGTTATAGGGAGAATCTATGATTAAACTATTCACAGCACCTTGGTGCACATACTGCAACCTACTTAAAAACGCTCTTACCGACGAAGACCTAGAGGGTGTGGACGTAATCAATATTGACCATGAGCCTTCTTACAGAGAGCAATACAACATTAGGTCAATCCCTACTATTATTAGGGTAGATGAAGAAGGCGTAGAGCTTGATAGAATCATGGGTTCTATCTCCAGAACGGCTTTCTTAGAATTTAAGAATGTCTAAGGGCATATACAATGAGACCTATTTTAAGAATAACCCTGACGAAGCTGATGTAGAGGCAACTCTCTATTGTGTCGTTCTAGTTAATAAAATGACACATAAGAGAGAAGCCATAAAGATTGGTATTACTAAGGGTAAGGGATGGCAGGCAGCCCTAAAAAGATCCTCTGGATTCACCTATCACGATATACGAATCCAGAAATTAGTGGTAGGAAGACTCGAAGACATATTCTATTTAGAAAGCTATCTTCACGAAAAGTGGTCTCATTTAAAGAAAACGATGCCTGAATCCTTCGGCGGACACACCGAATGTTTTGAAATCAATGAGGATATTATAAAATCTATTCCGAAAAATGTCTAAGGGGGTATTGAAAAATATCTCTTGACTTTATCCCAAAAATGGAATATATTTTCAATATTAAGGACGCAATTTAATGTTTCATCCACCAACCAACTGTCCGTCTTGCTCTTCGGAACTTGAATGGAAGAACGACCAAATTTACTGTTTAAATACAGAGTGTCCTGCCAAATTAAACAAGTCTGTCGAGCACTTTGTTAAAACTCTACAGATTAAAGGGCTAGGTCCAGCAACAATCAAAAAATTGGGCTTGACTTCTATATCAGATATCTATACTATTGACATAGTTAAAGAGCACGATTCAGAGAAAATGGCTCTTAAACTAATTGATGAAATAGAAAGATCAAAAACCCACAAGCTAGGAACTGTTTTGCCTGCTTTGGGTATTCCACTAATCGGAAAATCGGCCTCAGATAAGCTTGGAAAAGTTTGTAAGACAATCTTTGATATTAATGAGGAAACTTGCTCCGAAGCAGGACTTGGGCCGAAAGCGACTTCCAATCTAATTAATTGGTTAACACTTAACTTAGATTGGGTATTAGAACTACCATTCGACTTTACGTTTTCTTCTTCTCAAAATACGAAGGAACTGAGAGGTACAGTATGTATAACTGGTAAATTGGTTAGTTACAAAACAAAATCCGAAGCTGCAAAAGACCTTGAGGCTCAAGGTTGGAAGGTAGTTTCCAATATAACAAAAGATGTCACACATCTTGTAAATGAGAGTATGAAGCCAACTGCTAAAACATTGAAAGCAGAAGCTTCAGGAATAACAATTGTCAACAACGTAAAAGAATTATTAGGAGAATAAAATATGACTAAGTGGACTGAAGACCTTACCGCACAACTTCGCAGCCTTGCAGGTGATGAAAGCGAAGAAGTATCCCGCGAGACTGTTGCTAGCATCGCAGAAGAACTGGAAATTTCCGGTCGCTCTGTAGCCAGCAAGCTTCGTAAGGAAGGATACGTGGTGGAAAAGGCTGGATCAGCTCCTTCTTCCTTCACCGAAGAAGAAACAGAAGCCCTTCGTGAGCTTCTTGAAGCCAATGAAGGTGAACTGACCTACGCAGAACTGGCAGAACGTCTTGGAAGCGATCATTCGGCTCGTGCCGTACAGGGTAAGGTTCTTTCTATGGAACTTACTGGCCTTGTTCGTGCTACTCCACCTAAGGTGGTTGAAAAGAGCTTCACCGACGAGCAGGCAGCTACCATCGTCGAAATGACCCGCGCAGGTGCCTTCCTTGAAGACATTGCTGCAAAGGTTGGTAAGACCGTTGCTCAGGTTCGCGGTAAGGCTCTTAGCTTGCTGCGTGCCGAAGAAATTGATCAGCTGCCTGTTCAGCGTGATCGCAAGCCTTCGGAAACCGATGCCTTCGAAAATCTTGGTGACAAGGTTAGCACAATGACCGTTGAGGAACTGGTTGAAGCTACTGGCAAGACTGCCCGTGGTGTCAAGACCATCCTTACCCGTCGTAAGCTGATCGCCAAGGACTATGACGGTGTAGCTAAGGCTGCTAAAGCACAAGCTTAATAAGCTTCAATAAACAATAGAAACAAACGAGGCGGCCCTCGCGGTCGTCTCGTTTGAGTTGTTTTAAGGAGGCATAATTGAGCTTAGCTAGTGCATTAATCAACAAGATTATCGTAGAAAATAGTCTTGACACCTGGGCTAATCTTAAAGAAAACTACCTGCCTCAAGAACTGAGAAAAGTCTACCAGATAATATCTAAGCACGTAGACAACTATCATAAACTACCTTCCTTTGAAGAGTTAAAGTTTGAAGTACGAGAGCAGTCCACCCTTGATAAAATAAGTCTGATCGAGAAAGAGGAAGTGGATGCAGAGTCCATTTTTTTGCTGGATTCGTTAAAGAGCGAATTTACCGCAAAAGAACTGCTCCTTGGTCTCGACAAATTTATTGAGAATAGCGTGGGGCACTCAAGTGCCGAAGAGACTATTCAAAGCATCTACGAAGTTATATCATCGGTAGAGTCCAAGGTTGACATTGTTAAACCTAAGGATAATATCGAAAAGGTAGAATTATTTGATTCCGACCAAGAATTAGAGTTGAACCTAACATTAGGTCTTAACTCCGAGTATGATGAGACTTTCATTTTCCCTAACGACTCCCTAATCTTATTGGGTGGTTACAGAGGTGGGGGTAAGTCCATCATCTGTAATAACATCGCCCAGTACCAGCTTGACGCAGGTAAGAGTGTTATTAAGTTCTCAATCGAAATGAGCTTGAGGCAGGAATTACAGAGGCAGTGTGCTATTGCAACTGGCGTTCCTCACATTAAGTTAAGGTATAAAGAGCTGAGCGTTTCCGAGTGGGACTCAGTCGCTCTATGGTGGGCCTCCAGATATCAGGATGGCTACGATGTATATAAAGAAGTTTACTGTGTAACCAAGGACTTTGATAAGTTCCACAAAACCCTTATACAAAAGCCATTAGCTACCCCAGTATTAGACATTGTGCATACTCCTACCCTGAGTTTAGCAAAGTTTAAAGCTGAGACCTTAAAAAGACTTAATAAATATGGTGACACTGTTGGTGTCATTATTGTTGACTATCTCAACAAAATAAGGGTAAGTGAGTCCTCGAATGATCGGTTTGACTGGAAAGATCAGTTAGCTGTATCCGATGGACTTAAAGTATTCGCGGAAGATATTGGCCTTCCTATTATTAGCCCTTATCAGGTTAAAAAGGATGGTACTGCTAAGTTCGCACAGGATATTCTTGTTCCTGCTGACGCTGCGTTCACTCTAAAATCTGGAGAGAACTATATGCAGTTTGAGTGCGAAAAGATGAGACACATGGAAGAAAGAGGCTTTATATCCAACATGAATTGGATGAGCCTTAAATGTGGTCCTGAGAGTGCTGTTATTATATCTGACGAGGATAACGACGAAGAAGAAAACAAAGAAACCACACAGGATTTGCCATGGTAGTAGATAGAATACTTAGTAAACAAGGTATAGATCACAAGCCAGTGGGTTCTTATTTTCAGATCAGATGCTTAAGTCCCGATCATGATGATAAGAATCCAAGTATGTTCGTCAACAAATATAGTGGATGGGCAAACTGCAAGTCTTGTGGGGCTTCTTACAACATCTTTTCATTATTTAATGAAAAGCCTAACAAGTTTCAAATGCAAAAGGATATGTTCAGAGAGAAGATTAGAAAGGTCTTATCTGAGTCTACCTTTTACGAGATACCTGAAGACGCAGTTTTTTATGAGACGTCCTTCAGAGGAATTAGAAGCGAAGTAATTAGAGAGTTCCAGGCATTTCAGTTTAATGAGTTCCCTGGATACCTGTTTTTCCCTTTAAAAAATCACTCAGGAAAAGTGGTTAACTTCATAGGTAGAGAAACAACGGGCAATAAGATGCCCAAATACATGTTCTTGTATAAAAAGCCTGTACTTATGGCTCCCTATACTGCGCCGAACATGGGCTCTATTATCTTGGTTGAGGGCTGGTTCGATTTTTTAAACCTGTATCAAAACGGTTTGACTAACGTACGAGCCTTATTTGGTCTTGTATTCACCGAGAGGCATGTAGAAATGCTTAAGATGGAGAATATTGACGAAGTAATAATTATGATGGATGCGGATGAAGCAGGTAAAGCTGCCGCAAAAGAAATCAAAGAACTTCTTGATAAAGAATTTATAAGTAATAAAATAATCACATTAAAGGATGGAAGTGATCCGGGTGAATTGACACACAGTACAATTTCTAAGTTAAAGGAAAAATTATATGGCCGTAGCTATTGTAGAGACGAAGCTGAGTAGACGGGATTATAAGAAAGACTTCGGTTTTGATTATGATCGTTTTGCCCTTTGTTCAGATCAATCTGTAAAGACTGTCCGTAAGAAAGACATTGATATTGATTTCAACCCCGATCTTTATGACTGGGTTATTCTGATCGGTAAGGATGCTGTAAAGCACTACACTGGCAAGTCCCAAGTAATGGACTACACAGGAAAAGTTATTGACGGCAAGTTCATTGCCTCAATTAACCCAGGTATGCTAGCTTTCCGACCAGAGATTGAAAGCACATGGCTGAAGACCAAGGAGAATATCGTTGGGTTTGTGACAGGTGAACTGAACGCCAATAAGAACGATATTTCTAGATTTCCTGGAATTAAGACGGAAGCGGAAGCTCTTGCTTATATTCAGGAAGCCATTGACCATACTAATAAGTATGTTGCAATGGACTCCGAAACTACCGCTCTATATCCCAAGGACGGTTACATTCTAGGTATATCTATTTCCTTTAAGAAGGACTGGGGTGCGTACATTGACGCTGACTGTATTACAGAAGAAGTGTCAAATAAACTGCAAGAACTTTGCAATAAGAAGATCATAGTCTTCCACAATGCCAAGTTCGACATTCCCTTCTTCGAACTTCACCTTGGTATTCGTATCAAGAGGTTCGAAGATACTATGCTTCTGCACTATTGCCTAGATGAAAATCCGGGTACTCACGGACTTAAGCAGTTAGCTCTAAAGTATACAGATTACGGAGACTACGAAAGTGATCTTTATGAGTTTATTGATAACTACGTAAAGAAGAACGGACTTCTAAAGAGAGACTTCAAGTGGTCCTCTATCCCGTTCGAGGTCATGACCCCATATGCGGCTTGTGACTCCGTAGTAACTCTGATATTGTTCTCACAGCTAGCAAAAGCAGTCCACGCTAATCCGCAGCTTAGCAAGGTATACAAACAAACTCTTATTCCGGCATGTAGAGCTTTGATCTCTATTCAGAATAACGGCGTACCTTTTGATACCACTAGACTTGCCTTCGGTCAAGACGTTATGCGTCTGTCCATTGAGCAGAGTATGACTAAGCTTTATAAGTTCCCTGAAATCACGGAATATGAAGCAGAACGTGGTGAACCTTTCAATCCGGGAAGTCCAAAGCAACTTAGAGAGCTTCTGTTCGATAAGATTAAGCTGAGACCGACGGGTAAGAAGACTACCACAAAGGCTGACTCCACGGACGCGGAAGTTCTAAAGATACTTTCTGAAATACATGAAGTTCCCGCCGAAATTCTGAATATCCGTAAGAAGTCCAAGGTTAAGAATACTTATCTAGATAAGATTATTGTTAATCTGAACACAGACCATCGTTTAAGAACTAACTTCAATATTCACGGTACTACTTCTGGTCGTCTAAGTTCCAGCGGTAAGCTGAATATGCAGCAGCTTCCTAGAGACGCTTCTGTTGTGAAGGGTTCTCTGAAGGCTAAACCCGGATACAAGATTGTGTCCATGGACTTGAAGACGGCAGAAGTTTATCTTGCTGCCGTTCTGAGTAATGATTCTGAGTTGAAGCAAGTATTCATTGATGATGCTGACTTCCACTCCACCATTGCTAAGAGAGTGTTCGGTCTGCCTTGTAAAGTTGAGGAAGTAAAGTCACTTTATCCTGACCTAAGACAGTCCGCTAAGACTGTTACCTTCTCCATTCTTTATCAGGCTGGTGCTTACAATCTACACGATCAGGTTAATACTTATATTCGCGATAACAAACTGGATATGAGTTTCTCAATGAGAGACGCTGAAACAGCTATTAAGAACTACTTTAAGGAGTTCCCGCAGCTGAAGAAGTGGATTGACAAGAACAAGGACGTTATCTATAAGCAGGGTTATGTTTATAGTGCGTTCGGTAGAAAGAGAAGACTTCCTAACGTTAAGTCGGACTCAGAAGCACTTGCGGCACACGCTGTTCGTAGTGGTCTTAACTTCCTCGTTCAAAGCCCTGCTAGTGACGTAAACTTACTTGCAGCTATTGATATGCAGGATTGGCTAGAAAAGCACCCTGAAGTTGATGCAAAAATCTTTGCTCTTGTTCACGACTCTATTCTTGCCGAAGTTAAGGAAGAAGACGTTGATAAGTACGTGGAAATGCTAGCTTCGTTCGTTCAGAAGGACCGCGGAGTTTCTATTCCAAATACTCCTATTGGTTATGAATTTGAGGTTGGTGATGACTATTCATTCGGAAAGTTTGAAAAGGAATGGGGAGAACTATTTCGACTATGGGATAGTGTTCCCGCTGAACAGCGTGAAGATGTTCTCAAAGAACATTATGGAATGTGAAGATGGCGAGAGTTGGTCTCATATTGGATGGACTGGAGATTTGTCCGAGCCTTACAGACATTGGGCTAAGTACCCTGCTTTTAAGGGAACTTACCGAGCTATATGGGACTTCGTCGAACCCGATTTACATATACGTGGATTACGACCCGATAAAGTCATTGTTAACGCTTACAACCACGGAGATTCATCTTGGTTACACAAAGATTCTGAAGAGTCAAAGCATTGGACTTTAATCGTCTATATGAATGACTCTTGGGATATGAATTGGGGTGGGGAGACTATTTTAGTCGGAGACGGAGGTGATATAATCCATTCAGTCTTCCCATTCCCAGGCCGTGCTTTATTGTTCGATGGAAGAATTCTGCACGGTCCTCGTTCCGTGTCTAGGGAAGCCCCCTTCCCTAGGCTAGGAGTAACTTTTCAATGTATAGAAACATAAGAACGATACAAAAAGTCAAATTTCCTCTATACTCTATACCCTCAAATAATTTTGATAAGATTGATGGTGTGAGTTTCATTGAGGGGCAACCTGTAGATGACTTAAATATGTCAGGGGACTCTATAGGATTACGAAGAAAGCAGTCAGGACGCACAGACTTTTATAAGTTAAAGAACCCTATCTTTAATTTGGGAGACCTGATTAAGTCAAAAGGAAAGCATTTTATTAGTTCCGACGGTAAAATGTTTACTTACGAAAAGACTGGTTTCCAGAATATTAAGTGCCACGAAATAGACAGGTTTGAGTTAAGGAATACTTACTCATTCCTGTATATAAAAGGAATATCAATTCCTTTTCCTATTCCCCGACCACCATCTGATATACATAGTATATTGTGGGCAAGAATACTTTACTACCAGGATTTTCCTTGGATGCTTTACGACTACGTGAAAGTCCCAGTAAAAAACTGTAGAATTAAGGTATGATATACTTAATGAAAAATAAGAGAAATAATAATAAGAGTAACCTGAGTCTAAAGGACATATACCCTAAGAATGAGAAGCAGAACGATGTTTTGACTTCTAAACGAAATTTAGTTCTTATGGGTAGCGCAGGTACAGGGAAAACCTATCTAGCTAGTTACTTAGCTTTCAAAGCTTTAATGAGGGATGAATACGACAAGGTAGTTTACATCAGAAGTGCGGTTCCAACCAGAGACATTGGATTTCTTCCCGGAACTGAAAAAGAGAAAATGGAAGTTTATACAAAGCCCTATGTGGATATTTGTCAAGAACTTTTCAACTGTGGAACTGCGTATCAGTCTCTAGAACGAGAGGGCAAAATAGCCTTTGAACCTACTTCATTTGTTAGAGGTAGAACATTCAGAAGCAGCTTTGTAATCGTTGACGAGTGTCAGAACATGACTCTTCATGAACTTGACTCCATTATAACCAGACTAGACGACGACTCTAAAATAGTATTTTGTGGGGACACAAACCAAGCTGACTTGATCAACAATGGTTTTCATACTTTTTACAGTATAATTAGCTCTATGTCCGAGTTTGATACAGTTCAATTTGGCATAGAAGATGTAGTTAGAGGCGGTATTGTTAAAGAATACCTAATCAAAAAAGAAAAATATTTTAAAAAATAAGATTGGGTTCTGCCCGAGATTTTATATGAATGAAAGCTATTATATCTAACCGTATTTATATGGTTGTAGACGACAAACTTTATAGGGAGCTCTCAAAGAGTCTCACTTACGAGGTGCCATCGCATAATCCTGAGATTCCTATTGTAATTAAAAACTTGTCTATTATCAATAGTAATATACAGGGTGGTAAAAAGCTAGTCAGTATACCCTCGGGCAGAACTGATCTTATACCTAAGGATTACGAAGTAGAAGACAAAAGAGTTCTCAGACCGGTCAATATACCGCTCTTAAATAATATTGAGCCACGACAGTCTCAAAAAGAATTCTTAGAGTTCTGCAACGATTCCTGCATCCTAAACGCTAAGCCCGGATGGGGTAAGACCTTTGCTGCTATATTTGCCGCAGTTAATCTAGGTCAAAAGACTTTGATTATCACCCACACAGTGGCTCTGAGAAACCAATGGGAGAGAGAAATAGTACGTATCACAGGCATTAAGCCCGGAGTGATAGGAAGTGGTAAGTTTAATATAGGGCCCGACATTGTAGTGGCCAACACTCAGTCTTTAGTAAAGCACTTAAAGACAATCAACAAAGAGTTTGGCACAGTATTTCTAGACGAAATGCACCACGTAGCAAGCCCTACTTTTACCAAAATTATTAATTCTCTATTTGCAAGATACAAGATCGGACTTTCTGGAACTCTCAAGAGAAAAGATGGAAAGCACGTTGTATTCCAAGACTACTTTAGTAGCAAAAAGTATGTCCCTAGAGACGAGAATGCCCTAAAGCCTGAAATTCACGTCTATGCTCCTAAGTTCAAGATTCCCGAAGGGAATATGTGGTCAGAGAGAGTCAATAGACTAGTAGAAGATCCGGAATACCAAGGATTCATTATTGCCTTAGCGGATAAATACGTAAAAATGGGACACCAAGTTCTCATTGTATCAGACCGAGTGGCATTTCTAAAATTCTGTGAGAGAATATCCCCCAATCCCTCAGTGTGCGTGACTGGCTTTGACGACAGAGAAAAGGCACACAGGCTTGTCTTAAACGGGCAGGCCCGAGAATTATGGGGAAGTATTAATATGTATTGCGAGGGTATCTCACTGAATCCTCTCAGCTGCATTATATCCGCCTGTCCGATTAACAATGACGTCAGGCTAGAACAGCTTATCGCTCGAATTAATAGGGAACATCCAGGTAAGCTGCCACCAGTCTTTGTAGACGTTAAATTCTCGTGCTACACAGGTATTAATCAATTTAGAACTAGGTCTAACTTTTATAGACAAGACGGATACAAGGTAAGGTTCGTTGAAAATATGCCTTGACATTATCCCAAAATTTTGCTAATATGCTTTTCTATAGTTGGCCTAAGATAAGAAAACATTCCAACGGGAACGTAAGGATTATTGAGACCATCTTTGACAGTATGATGGATAGTCCCTCATACGACTTTGGGCGCAAACACTATGATAAAATTGATTTTAGTGGCGACTCATACTTACTAAAGCCCGATTACTTATTATGGGCGTTTAAGAACGCCAATAAGATTCATGCAGCTAACTATTTGTATTTAGCAAGCCGCAGGAACTACGCTGAGTATAAACTAACGGGAGATAATACACTACCATTAAAATACATTAATATACCAATTGACCGACTGAAACTTAATAGTCTCATAGATATAAGAGACGATAACATTCATTTTTTACTGGAGAAATAAACATGGTTGCATTTTCTAAATCCACTGGTGGTTCCACCGGCACTAAAGTTGACACTTATTCCTACAAGGATGGTCTGCAAAAGGTTCGCATTTTTGGCGAAATCGTTCCTCGCTATCTGTTCTGGGTTCCTAATCCTAGAGGCGCTCCGAAGGAGCTTCCTGTAGAAGCCCTGCAGTTCCAGAGAGAAACCGAAAGCTGGGATAACTCCCAAGCTGAGCCTGTAAAGGAACTCTATCCTAACCTGAAGCCTAAGTGGTCTTACTGTGCTCTGTGCGAAACAGAGAACGGTGAAATCAAGGTATTCCCTTTCAAGAAGACTCTATGGCGCCAGATCAAGGACGCTGCAGAAACTCTTGGTGATCCGACTGACCTTGAAAAGGGTTGGTGGATTTCGTTCAAGAAGACCAAGACTGGTCCGAACCCTATGAACGTGGAATATGCTCTGGACGCCCTTCGTTCTTCTAAGGACGTTGGCCCTGTTAGCGAGGAAACCAAGGCTCGTATCGCTGAGCACGATCCTATCCAAAAGATCTATCCGCGTCCTACTGAAGAACAGGTTCGTCAGAATCTGGCTAACATTATGTCGTCCGGTGACAACGAAACCGTTGACGAAGAATCTACTAGCGAGTTCGAAGTAGAATAATCTAAATCTATAACTAAGGAGACCCTCTGGGCCCTTTCGGGTCCAGGGGGTTATTTTGCTCTTATGAAATCAATCAAAATCTTACATACGGCGGACTGGCATATCAAGTTAGGGCAGAAGAATGTGCCTCGTGACTGGGCGCTCAACCGCTATAGAATCTTCTTTGAAAAAGTGCATAACTTAGAAGAGAATTACGATCTTCACATAATCAATGGGGATATATTTGACAGAACCCCAACCCTAGAGGAATTAGAGGTATTCTGGGACTTCATAGCTTGTTGCAGAATTCCTACTCTAATTAACACAGGGAACCACGAGTCTGAAACTAAGAAGAAGAGTTTTTTAACTAGACTCAAGTATCCCTGCCATCTAATTAACCCTGAAGTGCACATTGTAGACCAGATTTCTACTAGCGCCCACTACGGATTTTATGATTTCCCATTTTACGTGGTCCCCTATGAGTGCATAAAGTCCGAAGATAATTGGAAGCAATTAGACCCTGTGCCTGTGTTCACTCACGTTCGTGGCGAGATTCCTCCTCACGTGAAACCTGAGATTCCTCTAGAGTGGCTAGACAAGTTCCCCGTAGTCTTTGCGGGAGACCTACACTCCCACCAGAATACTCAGCGCAATATTTGCTATCCGGGCAGCCCCATGACCACTTCGTTCCACCGTGAAATAACAAAGAACGCAAATGGTTATCACTCTATTGAGTTATTTACTGATGGTAGCACTGTAGTAGAGTGGGAAGACTTTAAACTTCCACAACTTATTCGTAAGACAGTGACAAATCAAGATGATATTGTTCCTACTGAGTTTCACCACACTATCTATGAACTAGAGGGCAGCCTTGAGGACGTTTCTGTAAAGGTTGAGAACGATCTCTTAGATAAGAAAATTGTGAAGCGTAGTAGCGAAGCTACCTTACACCTAAGTGAAAAAATGACTATGGAAGACGAGCTTAAGGAGTACCTGGAGTTTGTCCTAGAAATAGATGATAAAGATAAAATTTTAGAGGTATACCATGAGCACAGTAAAGCTGACTAGGATGCGTTGGGGTAACATGTTTAGTTACGCCGACGAAAACGTTATAGACCTAAGTGAGACTAACGTAACTCAGATTCTCGGTAAGAATGGAGCAGGAAAATCCTCCATTCCTACTATTATGGAAGAAGGTCTATACAACAAAAACTCTAAAGGTTTCAAGAAATCTGATATTCCAAATAGAGTACTAAATAAACCCTATTGGGTAGATATTGAATTCTATATTGACAACGATGAGTACAGCTTGCAAGTAAAGAAAGCCTCTACCCTAAAGGCTACTATGTATTGCAACGAAGAAGATATTAGTAAGAATACTGCTTCAGGTACTATTAGTATGTTTGAAGAGCTTATTGGGATTGACTTCAAGACCTTCGCTCAATTAGTTTATCAGAATACAGAATCCAGTCTACAGTTTCTGACTGCTACAGACTCCAAAAGAAAGGAGTTTCTGGTTAACCTGTTCGACTTAGCTGAATACGGAGAAAGATACGTATTGTTCTCCAATATTCTGAAATCGGTTCAATCTGATCTAAGTAAGATACAGGGCAGTATTGACGCTCTAAATAGGGCGGTCACTATGGCGGAGAATAACTCCAAGATTGAAGTTGGAGAGTTGACTCCTATCCCAAGTGACCCCGATGATCTTGTACAGCAAGTTGCAGATTACAAAGCAAAACTGAAGGATATAGATTCCTACAATACCCGAGTGAAGAAGAGCAATATGATTCTTCAGAAGTTACAGGGTCAGCCTAAGACTAAAGAAGAATTACTATCTGCATTAGAAGCACTGGAAGTTCCTGATGATAAGGATTTAACGACAGAGCTCGCAAATATTAACTCAGCTATAAGACACGCAAAGAGTGTTATAGAGAAAATTTCAAAAGTGGGGAATAACTGCCCTACATGTCTACAGTCTGTTCCGGAAGACTTCATTAATAAGTTGATCGAAGAAAACAACTCTATTATTGAAAACAATAGACTAGTAGGCGAAAAGATTTCCACTGAGATCAAAAGAATACAAGAAGTAAAGAAGAAACGATCAGAAATATCCTCTAGTATAAAAACAATTGAGGATTTGGAGCTTCAGAAAGACTTCAACGAGTTGCAGGAAGAGCAGAGCGTAGAAAGTATTGCTGATTCAATTAGGAATGCGGAGAAGTGCATCTCTAGTGTTCGTGGAGAAATAGCTAAAGCAAGGGATCACAATAAGAGGGTCGAAACTAATCAGGCTAAATTAGAAAGCGCTCTAGAACAGCTAGCTGATTTAGAGACTGAGTTAGAAGCCAATGTTGGAAAACTAGCTCTACTAGAGCAAAACATTGGGCCTCTTGAAGTTCTTAAGAAAGCCTTCAGCCCCACAGGTCTGGTTGCTTATAAGCTAGAAAATAGAGTGAAGGATTTAGAGACCTTTACTAATGATTATCTAGCTAGACTCTCTGATGGAAGATTTAATCTTGCCTTTGAGTTAGAAAAAGATAAACTTAATGTAGTTATTTACGATCAGTCTAGTCCAGTGAGTATGGTTTCCCTATCCTCTGGCGAGAAGTCTAGAGTTCTAATTGGTACTCTACTAGGCATTCGTAAGATCATGCAGAGCATCTCTAAGACTACTATTAACGTTCTATTCTTAGACGAAGTTATTAGCGTTCTGGATGATGAAGGAAAAGAGCAATTAGTTGAAGTTCTATTGGAAGAGGAAGGTCTGAATACATTCCTTGTTTCTCACGGATGGAGACACCCTCTAGTGAAGCAGTTAGAGGTTAGAAAAGATTCCTCAGGGATAAGTAAGATTTATGGTTAGTCTAGACTATACAAGAGGGTACTTTGCTGCCCAGGATTCAGCTATGGCCTTTATTAATTCTATAGACACTGAGGGACTTACTGCACTTCAGATAAGAAGTGCTTTATATAAGTTTCTCATGACTGATAGGCCTAATAATAATGGTTAACAGTAGGGCTAAGGGAGACTTAGGAGAGAAGAAACTGATTCAGTTCTTAAAAGAAAGAACTGGACAGGAATTCACTCAGGTGCCTGGCTCAGGAAACGGAAAGATAAAGGGTGATATAACCTTCCAGGGTTGTAGGTTCTGCATAGAAATCAAAAACTATAAAGAAGACCCTTTATCTAGTACCATTCTAACCAATAAGACTAATCTCATAGTTACCTGGTGGGTTAAATTAAAAAAGGAGTGTAAGTCCAAAGAGCCACTTTTATTTTATAGGTGGAATAGGTCAAAGTGGTTCGTAGTAACAAGTACAAAACCAATCAAGACAAAAAATTATCTTGACTTTGCTGTTCATTCTTGCTATATATTAAACGTGGAAGACTGGCTAACCGAGGATATAAAATGGCAACTTTCGAACAACTAACTAAAGCATTACCTAAAGATAGGTTAATGATTGTCGATGCCTTGAACCTCTGCTTTAGGTGGAAGCACAAGGGTGCGACAGTATTCGCTAAAGAATATATGGATACCGTAGAGTCTCTTGCAAGATCCTACGAATGCGGTAACATTGTTATCGCTGCGGACTGGGGAGGTTCTAGCTATCGTAGGGCTGTTTACCCTGAATATAAAGCGCATCGTAAGGAGCTTTATAAAGATCAGTCCGAGGAAGAAAAGGAAGAGGCTCGTAAGTTCTTTGAAGAATACGACAGAACCCTTGACGCCCTTGACGAGAAAGGCTATCCGGTTCTACGTTATAAGGGAGTCGAAGCGGATGATATTGCGGCTTACCTAGTGGCCAATAGAGAAACGTATCTATTCAGTCACATTTGGCTGATTAGCTCTGACCGAGACTGGGACTTGCTTATCAATGATAATGTGTCTCGTTTCTCCTACGTTACTCGAAAAGAACAGACCGTAGACACATGGGACAATCCTGTCCCTATTGATAAGTATATCTCTTATAAGTGTCTTATTGGCGACTCGGGAGATAACATTCCCGGAATCAAGGGAGTTGGACCTAAGAGAGCCCAGACCCTAATTGAAGATTATGGGGACGCACTAGAGATTTATGCTCAGTGTCCGCTGCCCGGAAAATATGTATACATCAAGAATTTGAATGAGAATGCTGAGCAAATTTTCATTAATTATCAATTAATGGATTTGCTCTCTACTTATGAGGAAGCCATAGGGCAAGAGAATATTAACGATATTCACAAGAGGATGATTAATATATGAAATTAACCGCGTACCAAGAATACATTCACAAAAGCCGCTACGCCCGTTGGAAGGAAGATGAAGGTCGCAGAGAGACCTGGACCGAGACAGTTGACAGACTTATAGACTACTATAAGTTCCGAATTTCGGATAAGATGCCAGATGTTGATCTAAGTGAGGTCAGAGAAGCCATCCTAAATATGGAAGTTATGCCTTCCATGAGATCCATGATGACGGCAGGGCCCGCCATGGACAGATCAGACGTTGCAGGATATAACTGTGCTTATCTACCCGTCAATAACCCTAGAAGCTTTGACGAAGCTATGTATATCCTTCTAAATGGTACGGGGGTTGGGTATAGCGTCGAAGAGAAGTATACTCATGAACTTCCTACGGTTCCCGAGTGGATTAAGGATACCGGGACAACAATCGTTGTTGAGGACTCAAAGGAAGGTTGGGCCACTGCGCTTCAGGAACTGATTTCTATGCTATACGCAGGAAACATTCCTAAGTGGGACACCTCAAAGGTTCGTCCTGAGGGAAGTCGACTAAAGACCTTCGGAGGTAGAGCAAGCGGGCCAAAGCCTCTTGAAGACCTATTTACCTTTACCGTAGGTATCTTTAAGCAGGCAAAGGGGCGTAGACTTACTACACTAGAATGTCACGACATTATGTGTAAGATTGCACAGGTCGTGGTTGTTGGTGGTGTGCGCCGATCTGCAATGATCAGCTTGTCAGACCTTACAGACGAGCGTATGAGAGTTGCAAAGACTGGTGCATGGTGGGATAAGCATGTATATCGTGCCCTAGCTAACAACAGCGCTGTTTATGAAAACCGTCGTCCGGACATGGACATTTTCATGAAGGAGTGGAAAGCACTTTACGACTCTAAGAGTGGTGAACGTGGTATGTTTTCTCGCTATGCCTGCCAGAACATCAGTAAGAAGCATGGTAGAAAGCATGAATATGACTTTGGTACGAACCCTTGTTCTGAAATCATTCTGAGACCTTATCAATTCTGTAACCTTTCTGAAATTATCGCTAGATCAACAGATACTTTTGCTGACCTAGAGAGAAAGGCTAGAATTGCTACCATTCTTGGAACCATTCAATCCACCTTCACTAACTTCGGTTATCTACGTCCAATCTGGAGAGAAAACTGTGAGGAAGAAAGACTTCTTGGTGTAAGCATTACTGGGGTGGCTGACGCTCTCCATGTTCTTACAGCGGACAATCTTGAAGCACTGAAGGATACTGTTCTTGAGACCAACGCAGAGTGGGCTGGCTACTTAGGTATTCCAGTTTCCGCTGCTACTACTTGTAACAAGCCAAGTGGTACTGTTTCACAGCTTACAAGAGCAGGTAAGGGTGGTCTCCACGCTCAGCACGGTAAGTACGTAATTCGTTCCGTACGTTCCGCTAATAACGATCCTATCACTCAGTTCATGAAGGATCAGGGAGTTCCTAACGAGCCTTCTGTTACTGAGCCTGATAGCACCACGGTGTTCTACTTTGCTCAAGAAGCCCCAGATGGAGCTCTTACCAGAGACGGGCAAACAGCTCTACAGGCTCTCGAAGTCTGGAAGCTGTTCCAAGATCACTGGTGTGAGCACAAGCCTTCAGTAACCATTGACGTTCGCGAAGAAGAGTGGATGGAAGTTGGTGCTTGGGTATACAAGAACTTTGACAGCGTAAGTGGAATTTCCTTCTTGCCTCACGATGGTGGTACTTATCAACAAGCACCCTATCAGGAAGTTACGAAGGAAGAGTTTGACAAATTCGTTAGAGAGAATCCGCTTCCAGAGATTGACTGGACTCTCCTTAAGGAATATGAAAAGACTGACCAGACCACAGGCTCTCAAGAATTGGCCTGTTCCGCTGGAGGGTGTGACCTATAAAAGAAGAGGCCGGGGAATCTCCCCGGCCTTTTTTATTTGAGATAGGATTTGTGAATCCATCCAGAAGGTGAGACAATACGTGCCCACACTCCTTCAGTATAGAGTATGTCCACATCTGTGTTATACAGTACTGTACCAATAATCTTACCATTGGGGCTAGAGCGCACATTCAGGTGGGGAGAAGCAGTTACTTTTCTTCTGAATGTCTTTTCTTCTTGTCTGTTGTAGAAGAATCTGCTCTTCATAGATTCTATGAATCTATATAAAGCAGGACCGGGGTCAATCTTTCTACGTGGGGCAATATCCTCGTGTCCAACAATTTCTGTGATGGATGGGTAGGCCTTCAATATTTGCTCAATTGCATTTTCCACTGCGTCTAGCTGTACCTTAGGATAAGCTTCCCAATACATACCATTACCTAGCTTGTTCTTTCCTACGAACACTTGGTCCGCAGGGACTTCTGTTCCTGCATGAGAATAGAACTTTCCGTTTCCTCTCTTTTCCAAAAGTCCCCAGTTGTCGATTTCTATACCGATAGAGAAGGAGTTACAATTGGTTTTTCCGTCCCAAGAGCTCGCACCTGCGTGCCATGCTACCCTATCAAAAGGTACACATTGAACTATAGAGCCGTCTCTTTCTATGACCAAGTGAGCGCTGGCTTTAGCAGCAGGTCTTTGGAAATACTTAGCGTCCCCATCCTCAGAGTCCCCACTCGCAGTGTAGTGTAAAACTAATAGGGTTGGTTTGCTCAGAACCCCTGAAACATTGGGGCTCTGTATAAATCTAGTATTAGGTAGTAATTTCATTATTAGTCTCCTTATTCTTCTGTTGATATAATGCCTAGTTGTTGTTCTGGAATATAGGGGCCTCCGGAAGATATAGTACTTGTTACCGTTGGTAGAGTTCTAGAAGTTAATCTGGCCCTATATCTTATACTAGTTCCCCCACTAGTGTCTGTAAAAGTAGTAGACCCGGACATTCCAATACTTATATATCCTCTTTCAGATTCACTGAATCCGTCCACACCAAATACGCTACCCGTAGCAGAGAAAGTAGTTAATGAGGTCCAGGAAGAACCATTCCATCTTTCCAAAATTAGAGCGGCAGAAGGGGTGCCGGACCAACTTGCTGCATTGATTATTTCTAAATACTCGCTATAAGTATAAGATACTACTACTACTCGAGTATCTCCGTTAGAACCAAAAGGACCAAGTTCTATAGTCTCAGTAGACAGTAATCCTGTAGCTGTGGCTGCATTTCTTAGTAATCCAGCTGATAAGCTACCCCCAAAATACGCATCTCCGTTAGTCTTTAGATACTGAATAGCATTGGCCTCACTGCACAAAGCAAGATTTCCGCCACTAGGTCTAACTCCGAACCACTCAATAAACTGGTTACTGGTCCCGAAACCTACGCCGCTGGCTTTAAGATAGGTTCCGTTGTCAAATATGATTCTTCCTGCGTTTAAATCTATTCTTGTAGTGTTTCCAAAGTTTCTAAGAACACCTGCTGTGGCCTCACCTATATTGGCTGTAATAGCTGTAAGTTCTGTTACTCCAATTTTAGCTGCTGTAACAGCCCCTGCAGCTATTTTATCAGCTATAATAGAATTGGATGCAATGTTAGTAGCAGTTACTGCGTTAGCAGCAATCTTACCTGCAATAACGGACCCTGCAGCTAGTTCCCCCGCTGTAACAGCCCCCGCTGCTATCTTTGCTGTTTCAATAGCACCTGCTTGAATCTTAACAGCAGTTACTGCATTGGAAGCAATCTTATCTGCAACAATAGCAGATGAAGCAATTTTATCTGCTGTTACTGCTGTAGCAGCTAATTTAGAAGTGCTTATTGAGTTATCAGTGATTTGGGTTTGGGTAATTTGCCCTGTGAGCTTTGCGGCAGCTAAATCGGCTATCTGGGCGTTAGAAAGCTGCCCAGTTACCTTAGAGGCTGCCAGTGCCGCTATCTGAGCATCGGCTAACTGTCCTGTAATATCTACTGCGGGTACAGCAGCAGTCCAAGCTGATCCTGTATACCTATATAACTTATCATCTGTGGTTAAAAATACCATTCTACCTTCAAAAAGATTAGTAGTTGGTAAAGTGCTAACTATTTCGTATCCACCTTTAGCTTTAACTAAAGTAAATATTTTATCAATAGTAACACCAATGAAGGGACTTACTGTACCTGTTGCTCTTATAGTTAGAGTGGCTGTGTCCTCATTATTGTCCATACCACCAGTAACCGTATAGGTTTGTCCAGAATAGTTAACAGTCAATGCCTGGGGGTTTGATAGGGTACTTAGCGAAAAGCTTGTACTAACATTAGTAGAACCCTGAAATACTACGAAGTTACCTGTAGCACCAGAATAGCTTACCACGTTTCCATTGGCAAATGCGAATAGAGAAAAATTCTCATTAGTAAGATAGCCAGTAACTGCAGGGGTTCCTGGGGAACCTGTAGCACCTTCCTGTACTCTTACAACGCTTATTTTGTCACTAAAAGTTACGCCATCTGTAATAGAAGCAGTTACTATAACCCCTGCAGTACCGTTTCTAGCAGAATTGAACTGGCTTTCTGTCATAGTAACTATACCCTCGGAAACCGCTGATAGGTACGAAGACGCAGGAGTCATTGGTGTTCCACTTGCGTCCGTTATACTCCAAGTTACAGGTTCTGTAGTATTTTGTTTGTTAACTGTAAAGGTTGTAGTCTGTACAGAAGGCGTAGGCAATCCTGCAGCGTTATACGCTATAGTCTGTCTATCAGATATAAGAGTTAGAGTCTTAGCATCTTGGCCTATGGACCCTGATTTGGCCTTAGTTATACTATAAACTAAATCAACAGTTATACCACTATATACGGCTCTTAATAAGAATGTTTCAGAGTCGGAAGTCCATTCCGTACCAGATAGTGAATAAATTCCTGTAGAGGAATTTATGCTCATAGTAAGACCGTTCTTAGTGGTCGGTGCTACTACTGAATATGTAACTCCTGAGGAAGTCACTTCCGTGAAACCATCAAATACCTTAAAGGCGCCACCAGCACCTACGAGTGAATAAGATCCCCCATCAGTATCCGCAGATACTATATGAGACTCGTTAGTTAATAAGAAGGCTAAACCAGAATCTCCTTTGTTAACGTATATTTTCCAGAAAGTGGTATTAGTAGGATCAATTCCTGTCGTCGGGCCACTACCTATTCTTATGTAGCCATTACCTAAATAAGTTACAGCGTCTCCTGGATTATAGGTAGTAGTAGGACTATAAATACCTTTAGGTATTATGATTGTACTATATAGAACTGCCTGCAGATTGGCTATCTGCTGTGTAAAATCCTCAATATTAGCTAATAGAATAGTTCTATTAACTTCTGTATCAAAAAGAAGGTCATCCCAGGCAGGGCTAAGAGTACTTAGATACGTATCATGTGTGTTTTTTGAAGCCACTATAGCTGTTGTGCTTATTTCAGAAGCTGTAGCCCTTGCTATAAGGGATACTGCTAACTGGTCTAGCTCAATCATCTTAGCTACAAAGTAAGTTCTCTTCTCATATGACGACAAAATCCCGTCGTCTACTAGACCTGCTATAGACGCATTTATTTCTTCAATTTCTTCCGCAGTTAGTGCAGGACTCGTAGTTCCAGGTGTAGATTCTGTAAATGTCGAATAAATAACTCTAGTCATATTTTTCTAGCCTTGTATCTCACCCTATAATATTTAGTGGTTACATCCGTTATATTAGGAAATGTGTGTAAAAACTGGGTCTCCGGATAAGATATTGTTCCAACTATAAAGAAAGAATCAAATTTTATTTCTAATTCTGTACCATTAGTTAGTGTTTCAGGAGTACCGTTTAGAGTTGAAGACAGGGTAATTGTGGTGGGGTTTACCACTGTCTTTACATAATATGTTGTATTAGGAATAATTCCGTTACCTGCGGAAATAGCTTTTATTCTATTTCCAACTAATAATCCATGGGGTGCAGAAAAAGTTACCTTAGTTCCATCAGAAATAGTTATTGCTGTCATTTCCGCCTGATTATTATCTGAGGCCTGAATTTCTATATCTGTGGTAAGAGATAGTCCGGGTTGATTTGTCCAGGAAACAATAATTCCGTCTTTCTGTTCATTAGAATCTGTGTCATTAGTCGCTTTAAGATTAGTAGGAGCAGGTATAGCAGTATAAGAAGTGGAAGACCTATTCGCTACTGCGGGCGTTTTGTTCATATTTGTTAGAGAATAGAACGAACTGTCATATTCGTCTGCTACTATTTCTATGAGTCCGTCTGGCTTTATAGTCATTGTATTAACTCTAAAAGGCTTACCGTCCCACTTATATCTAGGATACGTGACTCCTATTACTGACCCAGGCTCGAGAACAATGAATTCGGGGAACAGAGTCAGACTAATAGATGCATCTCTTCGTGACTTCTTTAGGTAAGAGTCAGCGAGAAGTCTCACATTGTAATAATTTGTGCATCCCACAACCGTGATATTTCCTTTTTTCGAAACATTACGATCCTGCTTGAGGAAAGTCTCACTGAAAAGAGATAGGTTCTTAGACTCAAAATTATTTGCAGGGTCTGTATATGACACAGAAACTGAATTGAACGACTTACTGATACCAGAGTCCACAAATGATATTTTACCAATTATGTCCTCCTCGGTAACGGAAACGAATTCTGTTTCTATTTCTTCTAACTTGAAAGCATACCTACCCTGGGAGTAAACAAATATTCCATTGAAGTGCTCAAACATCATATTAATGTTATCAAACATCGGAGTACTTGTGTCTATGGTGAAGTTTGTTTGATATTGTGTAACACAATTTTGAGAATGTTGGTCCCAGCCTAAAAGTCTCCAATAGTCTACACTATCAGAGTCATATAAACTATACCCGGAGATTTCAGCACCATTAGAGTTTAGTGCTAAAACTGGGTTCCCGTTTGAAATATCTAAACTTAAAGTAGACGGACCAGTTCCGGATACCTTTGATATACTTATGGAGGAAGTGAAGGCTAAACCATCAACTGTACCACTTGTGTGTACTGGAGCAGCGGGCTTAGCTCCTGCAGTTGTGACAGTATAAAACTTATTATTATGATACACTAATTCATTTATTTTATACTCTTTCCATGAATTCCATTTATTAGTTATTTTTCCTATACACTTAGTAAAGCCCACATATTGGGAATTAACAGAGCTTCTAACTGTGCCTTCCCAAATTAGTACACTTGCAGGTGTATAAGTATATACTGCATCTGCAGAAACTGAAACAGCAGAGGTGCATTTTAAACTGACATCGGATTTAGCATCACACTTCAAAGCAGTATCTTTTACTGTGGATAGAATAAAATCGTTCTCAGGGTGTAGACCTCTACCATATCTGCTAGAGGTAATATAGTCAAAAACTTGCATCACAGGATTAATTGTGATTCGTGTATCTGGCTCTCCAAGAATTAACTTATAAGTATCTCCGGGTCTAGGTTCTAATCCACTATCCCAAACCCCATCTATAACCGCCCTCTTACTTGCGCCGACATACTGAATTATTCTTCTCTGTTGTACGTGTGACTTACCATTAGGGAGAATCTTGGTTAATTCCATAGTATAGCCGTTATAGTAGTTATCTGCTGAACTAGCAGAAGCGGCGAGAACCACGGAATTATCTAGAACTAAATTACTCGGTGATATACTTCCTATAGAAGAGGGTATAATAGTATTTACGCTGCCACTAGTTACAGTGCGTGCAGCTAAAGACCTAAGATTAAGAAATGACATATTTAGTAAGCCTCTGTAGGTAGCTTGAATGTTAGGGAATAGTTGGAGTTATAAAAACCGTCCGGACTATTAAACCTAGCATTTACTGCTGCTGGGAATGAATTTGAAGGTGCGATATTCACTGAGAGTGTAGGGCCAGATGTATCCACACTAGCAATAGGAATCTGATTACTAATTGATATAGAGCCCGAGTGTTCGACATGATTATAAGTAACCATTGTCCAGTTATTACCACCTTTTTGCATATAGAACTTCGTAGTAGTGGGGATTCCCTCTATGTAACCCAAATTAGGTTGTCTATCTAGAGAGAATCTAGGTTGATTAATGCCTGACCTATCCACAATAAAAAACTTATTAATAATTCTAAGGTTAGAATCTAAAAGAGTACCTGTGCTACTATAAATATCTACTAGATCACCTTCATTAAAATTATCAGGGTTTTCCCCTGAAGCATTTTCATAATGCTGGTAAGAGTTATCATAGTTATAGCAGGGAACAAACTTGCCCTTCACAATTAACTTTGTGTTAGGTATAGTTGTTTCTCCTTCGGATATGGTGTACTCCCCTACTAAGTATGCTGTATCAAGTAACCTATGATTGGGACCCCAATATTCAAATGTATCAGGTCCACTCCAATAGTCAGCCTGAATCTTGAAGCCCCCTGTGGAAGCTATTTGAACAAGATTGGGGGCAGCTTTTTGTTCTGCCCTGCCAGCATAAAAAGAGAATGTAACATCAATTGGGCTAGTTAGCTTTATAGAATTCTCATGTCTTAGACCAACAGAAGTGGGGCTGACACTCGTACCTAAAGGCTGTATGAAGCCTTCATAGTTAATAAGATTAGTAAAGCTCTGTTCATTAAAATATGTTAAGTAGTCAGTATTGAAGAAATCAGTTACCGTGTTATTAACAGATCTTACACCCTCTAGAACGTCGCCTCTGTCTGATCTGCCGTAGCATATAACGTCAATGTTATTTTCGGCAGTCTGCTGGCCTCTAACATCAAAGTCTGCCTGGTTAGAACATATCAGGGTTTTGTCATCAATAATGAAGTCATAGATACCACCGATTTCTCCCTCACATATAGTATATATTACATACACCTTATTTGAGTTATTATTCAGTGTATCAGCAAACACAGGAGAACCCTCGGCGGGACGAACGCCATAGATAACATCTAGGGATTTACCTTGAAGCTGGAAGTCTAGCTCAGTCTGGCGACCTTCCGCCTCAAAGTATTTCTTTACTTTTACCTTTGCTCCGATACCAAAGAAGCCCTTCTTGTACTTAATGTCCTGTTTTTCTACTTGGACGGTATAGTTGGCCTCAATGTTAATAGCAGTATCCGAGTGAATGAATCCCTTGTCATATGCGTAATCTCTACGAATTGCTACATCCGGTTGAGGAATACCTCTTTCATCTAGGGCTCTGTGGAACTCGTCAGAAGTGATTCTTCCGCGAACTTCAGCAAAGTCTCCCCAGTGACTATTCATAGTCCAGTTAACTATAATAGAGTTATCATTATCCTCAATACTTACGTTCTGAATTATTCCCTTATACAAGTAGTAAGGCTCTCCTACTCTAACATTGTTTTCATCAAAGAACACTTTGTAGATTAGGACCTCTCTATTTATAAAGCTAGCATACTCCGGGCTACTCTTATCCTGTAATATTGAAACTAACTCCTCAGAGTCCAATTCTACATAAATGTTATTTGAACCTAGTGGAAGAGATCCTTTTACAGACATTTGATTGTCTTCAGGAAAGCCAATAATTTCTACAGTGTATTCAGATGAAGCTATATATACGGTGATCTTATCACCTTCTACGAATCCCTTATCATATACGTTTATGTTCAAGAACGTAATAGTTCTTGAGTCGCCTGAACCTGTTATATTACATGCATCAGCTAGAGTAGCACCAATCGCATTTCCATCTAGTCTTAAATCTACCGCAGTTGCTCTAGCTTGTGAGTACTCTGAAACATCCGGTATAGAGATTAGTCTATTAGCACGGTACTTATTCGCTAAATTGGATGGACTGGAGTCTACTCTAGGGTCTCTAAAGTATAGGTCAATACTACTATCTGTTAGGTACACGAATTCTCTCTCGGAAACATCAAGTTCCTGAGTGCTAATTATGGGTCTTTCAAATTTAACTAAGTGTGCGTAACTATAAGGTTTTCTTGTTCTTAAATAGTCTACTATATCTTGGTCAATTAATCTCATTATGGCAATATTTCCTCTACACTGAGTCCAAAGGTTACAGTGTTATTTTGATCGAATTCAGGGTTTAGCTCGCTTCTTTGTATTACTCTAAACAGGGGTTTTGTAAACTGAACGCTAACACTTCCCGTAAGGTCTCTTTGAAGAGGTGGGAAAATAGTTAATCTCAGTTTGCCCGCGGGAACTGATTCTCCACTAGAAACTGCGGGAGTCTCTACTCTTGCTACTTTATATACTGATTTATGTAAAGCATCTTCTCCATTGAAGTTTATAAAGCAACCGGGAATAAGGGTTGCGTTAGTAGAGTTTACAAGAACCTGAGTCTCTCCAGCATAGTGTGTTCCTGAAACTGTTACTGGAGTAGCAACCTGGAAGGAGTTAAATCCTGCTGGCTTGGGTGCGGAATAGTTTGGCAAAGTAACATAGAAAGGATTTACCTTCGTGTTGTTTGCAAGTAGAAAGCACTCGATGGCTTCATATTCTTCAACTGTCATTGGGTGATAGTTGATTTGAAATGACCAGTAGTACTCAGAGCCAGATATTACTAGGCCTCTGTTAGAGCGTGACCTTTGCACATCTGAGCTCTGGTTCATTCTGATATTTAGTCCGCTGAACCCTGGGGCAGGCATACCGTTTGGGTCTAGTATACCTGCCGAGTTAATTAGAGTCCCCGGTGCTGGTAGTATGTTAGAGATCATCTTTTCTTACCTCCGAAGGATCTTGTATCTACACCTTCCATGAAGGGCTTTCCATTAGAGTTTGCAACTCTCTGTAGACCCTGAATGATTGGTCCTGGGTTGTTTTCTAGCATTTCCTCAAAGCTCTTCGCATCAATTGCTTGAACGATGAAGGTATTGCCAGATTCTCCTGAGTTCATTGAAGGCTTCACCTTCATTGGTTCACTGGTTTCTATAGTTTCTGGACCCTTTTCACCAACTAGGAAGGCTCTGTGTCCGTAACCACGATCTGTCATACCGCCGTAGGCGGAACCGATAGTTCTGAAGTTACTTGAGTTTCCACCGGTTCCAGAAGATCCTCTTAGGTATCCGATTTCACCCCCTGCATTTGCATTTGGCTTATCAAGATTTACTGAGCTTCCAGCTCTACCAATAGTAATAGAGGATGGAGTAGAAGTACTTGGAGCGGAAGAAGATCCTCCCTGGAAGGAGGTTCCTGCTATAAGCGCGATCTGTGCGGCACCCATAGCACCAATAACAGCGGCCATAATAGGGCCTACGATAGGTCCAAGAGTAAGTGCTTGAGCAATACCTGTGGCCGTAGCGATAACAGCTTGAGCCATCATCATCTTCTTATTTAGATTGAACTGCTTACGTTGTACTTGCTCTTTCTTCTTTTCAAGAGCTTCAATCTTCTTCTGACTTTCTAGAGACTTGCCATCTCTCTTCTGCTCAGCTGCAATTTCAGCTTCAATTCCTCTTACGCGAGCATCAGATGCTGCCTGAGTAATGGAAGAAATAGTAGAGAATACTTGGCTTGCTACTGCTCCCATAGCGGACCACTTATCAACACTAGCCGCAAATCTCTGTTCTTCAGTAGCCCCTGCACTATTCAGAACTTTATTAGATTCTGCTATTGTGGAGAAAGCATTTTCTGCGGTTAGGGCGATGTTATTTAGTCCCTGTCCAAGTGCTGTTATAATTTCTCCTTCTGGGCCCATCTTCTGAGCAAGACTCATTATATCCGTAGATAGAAGCGCAAAAGCCTGTCTGAAATCTCTAGCACCTTGTGCCATACGATAGAAAGGATCCATGGATTTCATCTGCTCTACTATTCCGGACAGATCAAGTGTTTGACTAGTTATTTCTGTTAGAGTTAGTTTAGCTTGCTCTGCGCTCACATTCCAGTCGGCAAAAGCCGCTGGATACTTCTCTGCTAGAGCTTCAGCTGTACCCTTTACGTCGTCTACACTTACGCCGGTAGCAGTGCTAGAGTTACTTACTCTGGCTTCGATGTTTATAGGAACTGGCTGTCCTTGAAGTGTACGAGGGTCAACCTTCTTACCGTTTATGCTTACTTCGTAGTGGAGGTGCGGTCCAGTAGAGTTTCCTGTGGAACCCACTCTACCAATAATGTCACCTGCCTTTACCCTCTGTCCAACCTTTACAAGTATTTCACTCATGTGGGCTGAAAGGGTATCTATGTCTCCCCCGTCAAGCTTCACAGTGTTACCATACCCGTTCATATAACGAGCATCAGTTACTGTGCCGTCAACGGTAGCATATATAGGAGTTCCAGCTTTGGCTCCAATGTCTATACCTTGGTGGTACGTAGAAGCGCCAGCCTTCGGAGCATTGCGTGCCCCATATCCAGAAGTGATCGTGCCCTTGCCGCCTAGAGGATCTGTAAGGCTTACGTTTCCACGCTTCTTACCTGTTACTACTTCTGCAATATCACGAACATCGTCAGCCATTCTTGCGGCTGGTCCGTTCGCTTCTGCCTGCACAAGAGCGTCAACAATTCCTTGTTCCAGGTTTTCTACACCAGTCTTCAGAGTTGTTGGAAGGGTTACTTCAGAAGCTAAGATGAAAGGAGCTGCAAGCTCGTTAAGAGCCTTTGCAGTGGCTTCTTCACGTTCTCTCATGTCTCTTCTGAATGCACCTAATTGTCCAACTAGGCCTTCATTTGTAGTAGGCGCGTTCGCACGAGCTACTGCTGTAGCTAGCTTTTCTCCTTCGAGTTCAACACTTAGACGAATTCCCTCTACTGCTTGATCACGAAGCTTTCCAACGTTTACAGAATCCAGAACTGATACAGCCTTTTGCAGAGGAGCAAGGAACTCTTCTGACATTCCTGGGAATGTTCTTAGGATTGAGAGACGTGTTTTGAGTTCTATTTGTAGAGCAGCCTTCTGAGCTTCAAGAAGAGCGTATTCTGCGTCAATAACGCTGATCTGGGTTTGAGCGCGTGCCTTTGCGATAGCAAAAGCCTGCGTTGCTGCTCTTACTTCGTCATTACGGTTTGTCTGGTCAGTTGTAGGAAGCCCAGACTGAATACGTGCTCTTTCAATTTGAGTATCAACGATCCCCTGTTGCTTTTCAAGAATATCTCCAGCTAGTTCGGCTTCCTTCTGCATGTAGGAAAGAGCTTGTTGCTGCCATTCAAGAGTGTTCTTTGTTACATCGAATATAGATGAACGCAGAATTTCAAGCTTAGCGGTTACTTCGGCTTCTTGCAGCTTTACTTTTAGAATCTGTTCAGCATTATAAAGTTCTGCCTGTGCAACATCCAGCTTTCTATCTGCCGCTGCTAATTGCAGAGCATCAAGAGTTCCTCTGGCCTTGCCAGCGCTTACGTTCTTTTCTACAATCTTTAACTCAGTTGCTTTTAGAGCAAGATTCTGGATTAGAGTTCTACGAGTATCTTCGTATGCTCTCTTAGCTTCCAGTGCAGAATCAAGAATTTGGTTGTTTTGACCCGATATAATTCTATTAAAGTCTGCAATCTTTCTTGTAACACTTAGTTGAGCGTTAGATAGTTCCTCTATCTGTTGCATGAATTCTTGTGTTACCTTGAACTCTTCACCCGCGGCCTTTGCAGCAAGTTGAGCCTTAGTAAGGTTCTGGGCAAGAATAGCAGACTTTTGAATTTCTAGGGAAGAGATTGCGTCGTTCAGATCGCGCATAGAGTCGCTTGCAGAATCAATACTGCTTTGAACTGTTGCCAGTTCAGTCTGTATCTGCTTAACTCTTTCGGAGGACTGAGCTCCTTGTTCATTTATTTCTGCGAATAGGCTTAGCTTACCAACAGGGCCAAGAGCTGCAGCGTCCCCAAGCTTGCTTGAAAGAACCTGAGTGTCTAGACTCTCCTTAAATAGAGAGTTCATTATAAGCTGAATTTGTAGTTCTGCTTGCTTTCTCTTTAGAGCTTCTATACTCACTTGGGCCTGCGTTTGCATTACCTTGAGTATAGTTGCCTCCATATCTAACTCCGTAGCCTGGAAGTTTCTAAGCTTTTCTTCGTGTGCTTCACGTGCAAGGAAGCCTTCTGCACCTACATCGAATAGGTCAGATACAACTTTAAATCTGGACTTTTCAAGTTCTAGAATCTGCTTATTAAGTCTAAAACCAACTTGAATATTTCTTATCTCTTCTTCACGGGCTCTTAAAGTTTTCTGAATCTCTGGACCAATCTTGGTGGCCAGGATTTCAGACTGCTTAGTAAGATTATATAGAGCAGACTCGTCGATCTTCTGACCGTCTGCCTTCTTATCCTGGAGAGCTGTTATTTGAGCATTCAAGTTGTCGAAGTCAATAATGTCCACTAGGGATTCCCCCAGTAGATTCTTACTCTGTGCACCTAGTGTTGTAAGGCTTCTACCAAAAGCAACGGAGTCTATGGCTCCCTTTTGCATTTGTATACGAAGAGCTTCGATGCTTGCGTTGGAAGAAGATAGAGTCTTTAGTAATTGGTCAACTGGAGTGCTTTGGGTAGCAGATTGAATATAGCTAGTTGTAGCGTCTTCGAGGTTCTTATAGTTTTCTGCCAGACCTTCAATGTCTAAGGACAGGTTCTTTGTTCTGCTGGAGACAGTCTTTATGACCTCTCCAACAGCCTTAGCTACTTCCTGATATTCTCCATCAAAGTCTATGCTTTTTACTCGTGAATCAATATACGCCTTATTTTGGTCGTTTACTACGCCATAAATAGTTGCAAGGCTGTCTAGAGAAGCTCCTAGGTTTTCGAACTCTTTAACGTTTCTGAAAACATTAGAGCTATCTGGAAGTGCATCGGCTGCGGCTCTAAGGGCTTCACTTGAAGAGTCCCCAGCTATTTGTGGTCCCAGATCCTTTAGTGTCGCAGCTCTAAATAGGTTAGCAAAGAACCCTTCGGAACCAGACTTCTCATAGTTCTTCATCAGTTCGTCGAACTTAGCGGATACTTCCTCTACAGCATTTCCGGTTAACTTTAGCGCGGCTATCTGGCTTGTAGCGTTAGTAACGGCCATTTCTTGGGCTCTAGAGTATTCTCGAGCCTTGTCTGCTGCGGCTGCAGTTATTTCTGTTAGCTCGCTTAAGCTTGTAGCGTAAGCCTTGCTCTCCTTAGAAGTTAGAAGGTCGTTAATGTATTCCAGCGCCCCTGAAAATAGGCTTAAGAAGAACATTATTTGTCCAATAATAGGTAAAAGATTTAGTGCTGCTACACCTAGAACACGGATACCAACGGCTGCGGTTGCCGCTGCGTTCTTTAGAGAACTTAGCGCGAAAGCAAAGCTTCGTGTGCCTGCAGTAGCCGTAGCCGTAGCCGCTGAGGCGGCTTGTAGGCTTCTGAAGTGCATAGCTAATTGAACTCCAACTCCCTTAAGAGTAGGAATTAGATTGCTTAATGTAACGTTTTGAGCAAGATCCATAGCGGTGCTTGCGCTAACAGCTGCTTCCTTTTCATAGTGGGCAGAGGCTAGTTCGCCTATTCTTTCATAGGCGTCCATTAAGGTCTCTTTATTATTTAGAATTTGATCAAATTCTTCAGCACTCGTAGCAGCGTCAGCCATTCTGGAGCTAACACTGGTAAGTTGTCTACCTAACTTTTCTTGAGCTTTAGAGAAATCTTCAGACGCTACAGTTCCTTCTGTGATCTTCTTAGTAAGATCGTTTAGTTCGTCCGCCCCAAGCATAGGAAGGAACCCGGGTCTCCCATCCCTTCTGCTTGCAGGGCCTTGTCTATACTGTGCATCCTCGACCTTAGCAGCCTTTTCCGCAAAGGATTCAGCTCTGCCTACCAGGTCAGCTTGCTTGTCTTCAACCAGGGCTTTTTGCAAGATCGCCGCTTTTGATAATGAAGGGATTAATTGATCCTTAATTGTGGATGCAAATAGTACTATGGCGGCTACTATTGCTAGATCACTGGACGCAAAGAATTCGGCTACCGGAGCTAATACTACCGATAGAGCACCTATAGAAGTGTTAAATAAGTCTGTGGAAGCTGCTGCAAGTCTTGAGTAAGCGTTGTATTGATCTACAGCTTCACCAATTCCTCCGAACTTTCTTTCACCTTCATCAAGAACAGCGTTCATAAAGGCTTGTCTCTTTTCGGCAGCAGTTAAGCTGGCCGCAGCCTTGTTATTGGCAACAGCGTACTTTCTAGACGCTTCATCAATCTTGGTCATGATACCAAGTTCGTCAAGAAGTTCGGGTTCTAGCTTGGTAACACCTCGTGTTAGACGATCCATAGCGTCTGCAAGGTCTCTACCTAGAGCACCTGATGCGTTTGTAGCAACCTTGGTTAGTTCAAGAATCTGATTTTGCCCAAATCCACCAGCAGTTAACTGAGCAGTAGAAGCCATCGCTTGCTTCATAGAAACGGCGTCCTTGGTTACTTCTCTGATACCCTTAGCTGTGATAGAAAGTGTTTGACCTAGTCTAGCGCCTTGGGCTTCTAGACCTGCCATGATCTTCAGAGAATCCGAAGCTCTCTGTAAAGCAGTAAAAGCGGCAACAACGGCAAATGTGTTCGCAGCTAATGTAGCATACGCACCCACTAATCCGTTGTCACCGCTTCCGATGGTCTGTGATAATTTTGAGAAGTTACGAGCATTGTTGGCTGTACCATACACGCCTCTTTCCTGCGTTCTGCGCAGGTTTTCAGAGGATGCATTCGCTTTGTTCTGAGATTGAGTTGTCTTATCTATCTCTTCACGTAATTTTTTAGTACTGGAAACAGCCTCGATAATAGTATTTTTACCGTCAACTACTATTCTAAATACTACATCAGCCTTTGCCATTCTTTGCTCGTCTTCTAGCCTGTTCCATATCTTTACTGTTCTTCTCGATATAAAACGCGTCTAGCCTAAGTAGGGTTTCAATAAATATTGCTTTATTAGAAACGAACTCTACTTCTATTATTATGTCTAGTAAAGTGAAATCCTTACCAATATATCCTATGTCACTTACTATCTTGTCGCCAAACTTATTATAGCATATAATGGCTTTTTGTACGTCGACAGGGAAGTCGTCCAAATCTGGGGGAATTCTATCCCAGTTTATCTGATCTTCCCTGCCTTCATACATGGATAGTATTTTTTCTTTTGTTAGAGAGGTTTTGTTGCCCGCGTTAGCGAGCCACTTTTTGAGCCTTTTCCATAGCTCATCTAATTCCTCATTTACGAAAAGTGTCGATGTCGTTAATCTTCTCGTTTACCCAGTCATCAAACATCTGGGACTGCTTAATTAGGAAAATAGCGTTGTCGCTATCAAAACCTAGTTCCTTGTCCGCATCTTCAGGATTGTAGTCGATAGGAACAAAATCGCTAAGAATACTCAGGGTTAGGCCCTTCCAGTTCTTGATGGCGCGCTCTACAAAGGTCGATAGGAACTTCTCTTGGTCTAGTTCTGTTTCAATCTGCCTTGTGGCTCTGTTCATCTTGGTTCTTTGGCATTCCTTCACCATCTTGGTCATTTCTGTACGGGGAATGTAGGCCAGTTCTACTTCAAAGTCTTCATAACCGTCGAATGGTACCCAAACGGTCTTTGTATCAACGATTAAATCTCTTAATTTCATGTTATTGTTACTCCTCTGTATGTTATAGTATAGTCTTTTGCTCTTATGTCGTAACCCTTCTTGGTTACTTCATCTAATTGGTTCCTAGTGCTTACAATACTTGGATTGAAAGTAAATACTAGGAAGTTAGAATTTGTGGATCTTATTGTCATAACCACTGCAGTGTTATTGAAGTATTCAGCATTACTGATTGGTTGGTTTGCTACTACTGTAGCTGAAACTGTTTTTTCTGAAACTACAAAGTTTTCTCTAGCAACTGGAGCAGTGTCATGCATTGTCTGATTCTGTAGCCAGTTTACCTCGTTAGAGATTTCTATATTGATACTAGTAATATTCTCTACTTCGTCTCCGTTAACTCGAACTTCTAGTCCCTCTACGAATGTATATACTATTCCAGGATTCTGTATAGTAAGTACTGGAAGAGTTGAATTGGAAGTGCTAGCAAAGCTTCCTGAAACTGTTAAGGTGCTTATTGCTTCCTTTGAGAAGTTAAAAACTACATTCTGTACTACGCACTTGTTTAATCTTACTATTGTTCCATCATTCTCTATATAAATAGTATTAGCAGAGGGATTATGTTCTGCGAATAATTCTGCTAAGTTCTGAGCAATTGTAGTGTCTATGATTGGAATAGTGAAGCTAAAGTTACCTGGATTCAAACCAGAAGCGAATCCATCGGCTAATAAGTTATCCGGATTGTGAAGAGTTTTCTTACTTAGTTGCTCTTCTGAATAAACTTGGGAGTACGACAGGTCATTATAAACAGGGAGTTTATAGAATGAGTTTGTAGCAGTCTGCAAGTATACGTTTGTATCTCTCTTTAACATAATATACAGCAAAAAAGGGAGGTTTACGAAAAACCTCCCCTTTCTATTTTTACATTATAAAGTTAATGACTTTAAAAGTCAAGAACTATTTTTACTTAAACACCTACGTAGGTTACAGAAGTAATTTCGTCTGTTGCACCAAGTGTTGTAGGTAGAGCAGAGAAGTTAACTTCCAGACTGATAACATCGTCAGGGTTCATAGTGGGCACTTCAAGGTGTGATTGTAGCATCTTGAATTGCATACCAGGTCCTGCTGGTCTATCGTTAGCTCCGTCCTTACCTCCAACATAGAAGTTAAGGGCAAATACGTTTCTATCTGCATCAACAGCGCCTAGAATGTCCTCATAAAGGTCTAAGGCTCCATTGGTTGCTTCGTCGATGTAGCATGAGAAGCTTCCAGATACGGAACGAGTTCCTGTAACGTGAGCAAATGGCTGGTTAACCTTACCAATTTCTTCAGGAGTTAGGAATGTAATGTTGTTGCTGATAGTGATTGAACCACCAGTTAGTGTAATTCCGTAGTCCACGCTGCTTCCGGATACAGAGCTTGTTGCGGTAAGCGCTGTAAATCTAGAACGGATGAAGTTGTTAGTTTGAGTTGTACCACCTACGATAGCTGTTGAGGCGTCAAAGGAAGCAAGCTCCTGAATTGTTCCACCCATACCGGACCAGTTAATAGAAGTTAGAGCTTCCACTTCAAAAGTAATAGAAGCTTCGTTAACTACTGCGTTAGGAATCATATAGATGGTTGTGTCACCACTTGCTGTGTAGTTCTTGCTGGCTACTGTGTTTGCTCCAAATACGAAGTAAATATCCACAGTTCCAAGACTTACGTAGTTAGAATCTGATGCATCGAAATCAATCTTGGTAGCATCAAATGTAACAGCTTGAGACCAGGTCTCTAAGGACTTGTCAGCATTTGTAGTTAGAATTGGATTGGTCGCAAACAGGTTGGCCCACAGTGCTTCGTCTGTAGTACGGTGAACACCGTTTACAATGTATGGACGAGCATAGGACTCAAAGGACCATTCTGTAGGGGATACGGAGTCGTTAAATACTGCCTTACCTCTACGAGTGGAACCATTTGCTCTGGCCATTTCGTTAAGTGTGATTTCTGATGTGTTGGTGCTCTGAGAGAATGTGTAACCGTTAAGAACGGGAATTTCCCAAATTACGGCACCCTTTTTGATGAAAACTTTGGTATCTCTACCTAGGAATAGATTTTCCGCTCCTACTGCTACTGGCATTATATGTTCTCTTGGACACCTTGTGTCCCCTAGTATTCAACTACTAATTGTATTTCAGCTAAACCTAACGGTGCCAACACCCCTTGGTCTGTATCTATCAAATTGATTTTGATATCTCTAACTGTTGAACCGTCAGATAGAGCCAGCCTTGAGCTTTTCTCTACTACCAATTCTATGTCTTGAATTAATTTTTCTAATTCGGTTTGAGGATCATCCTCATTACTAACGTAACATCTTAGGTTGACTGCTAAGAATCTGTCTTGAGCTCCGCCAGGTAGATACCGAATACTTTCAGTTCCCGTTGAGAAAGATACTAAAGGAAGCTCGGGGTCTTCATCAGCGAATATAAATCTTTTTACAACGCTGTCGTATAAGTTAGTTTGATAGCCGTTGCTGACTTTGATCTTTTTAAGCTCCGTTTCTAGGGCTGCGGCTATAAGTCCTCGTTTTGTCATGTTCTTCTCACATAAAATCTATTTATAGCATACTCTTTAAGGATAGACCTTAGAGCTAATTCTATAATAGTATAGGGGTCTCTTGCGGGAGTAGCCCAGGGAGCGGCTCCTAAACGTCTGTCGAATACGCCATAGGGCTGCTTGTCATATGACATTGCGAAGGATGGATAGCCTTGAGGAGTTGAACTAACTCCAGTTACTTTAGCTGAACTAGCAAATCTGCCAGTTCTGTTAACTAAAGAGGGCTCACCCATCTGTGCTACTGTTGCAGCCATAAGCTTTGCGTTAATAATCGGTAATAGAGCTGCCCAATTCTTAGTAGGTGCTTCATCTTGGATAACCATTTCTGGTGTTGAAGCAGTAGATTGAGTTGTTTTTCTCTTACCAGTTAATTTTGTGCTAACAGAAGTTACTGATGCAGGCTTTTGAACTGTCTTTTTGTTCCCTGCTGCAATAATTGCTTCTATTGCGGACTCCTTGAATGAGGGAGAACCCTGCACTCTAGGCCAATTAATGTTTTTTGTCTCAATTAACTCTTTTACAGCGTTTGCTACAGCGGTAACAGCCCCACGTTCACCCTTTAAAACGGTGTTAATGTTGGAAGCTCTTCCTTCATCTGTAACATATATCTCAAAAGTAGTATTATTTAAACTAGGACTGATCTTTTTCAGAAATATTCTGACAGATTCTTCTGTTTCAGCTAGAGTTCTGATGGTTTCTAGTGAACTTCCTAAGCTTAAGGTTCCTGCGGTTTCAGCAATACTGGAACCTATCTCGTGACCTACGTCAATAAGACCTTTGGATTTGTCTCCGCCGCTAGAGTCGAAGTTACTCTTATCAAGATTCAGAGCTCTCGCTACTTTTCTTTCCAAGAGTCTGTTGTAAGTTCTTTTTATGTCCTTAATTCTGCGGAAAATATTCTTTCCGTCAGAGGGCATTCTTATTTCGTACTTTCCAGGACCCTTTTTGACAGGCATTACAGCAGTCTGGAGCTTCCCTCCCTTTAATCTGCCGCCCTCGGAATACTTTAAAAACTTGTTATTAGCAAATGCTTTAGCTAATTCTTCTACATACCAGTTACAAGCCTGTCTAATACCATCTATTTCCTTATCAGTCGGAGATAGTCTATAACGGCTTCTAAGGTCAAAGAGAATTTCTTTTAACAGGTTGTCTGAGTCTAATAAATAAATGTGAGTTTGTTGCGCCGAAAGTGCATTTCTTACATAATCTTTTTTACGTACGTCCTTCTCTATTTCAGAAAGTACACTTTTTAGACTCTTTCTAGACATCTCTGTGCGCGTTCAATATGTATTGAATGTGAATAGGCCACTCATTTGTAACCTGATAGTATTCAATAGTTGAACCCCCTAAGCTTCTGCTTTGCTTGTGCTCGTCATTAATGTAGAAATCTACTAATTCATATGCAGCCAGTTTAATGTCTGCGGGAGTGGTTTCTGTACCACCCTTGTAGGTTACTACAAGATTAGCATTCTCTTCAAATTCATAATTCAGAAAACCAAAGTCGTTATGAACAGATACCTTTTCAGTAATATCCACTCCATTCTGTAGTACGGATACAACCTCAACTACAGGAATTTCATTCAGAATAACAGTTTTCTGTCCTTTTCTAATTTTAAAGTTTACAACTTTAGCAGTATCGTAGTATTCTACGAAAGTTCTATTACAATATGCTTTGATGAGGGCATTCACTGAATCTACGACTGGCTCAATAGTATTATCTTTGTTGGGATTGTTCTTCCCTTTATATTCTTTGTACTCTTCCAGGGTAATTAGCATAATGTCCTCACCAAAGCTCCGGGGCCGAAGCCCCGGAACCATTGTTTAATTAAGCGCCGTACGCAACAGCAGTTACAGACTTAGCATCTGCAATAAGTTCGGTGAACCCGAGTCTTTGTGTGGATGCAAGCACCCAGTGCTGTCCTTCTACGCTGTACTCGGACTCTGTGGTTAGACCACGTAGTCTTGGTACTATGAAGTTTCTGGTGTTAAGTGCGATTGCACCTACAGCGTTATCAGTGGTTAGTTCTGACATTTCAGAAGAAACCATAACTCTGGAACCGAAGATACGTCCGATTTCACCAGTTACCTTGGTTCCTGTTCCAACTTGGAAGTTGTCGTGGAACTCTTGGTCATCTAGAAGGTCGTAGTATGCGGTTACGGATACTAGGTAAACTAGGTCAGCTGGGTTAATACCATACTTACCAAGGTTACGGCGTCCCTTCATCAGGTGAGCGGCGGTGTACTTAGAACCTGCAGCAGGTCCGTCTACGGTTCTAGAACCTGTAGCAGCGTACTTCAGAAGACCCTTGGAGGTCATGTTAGGGAATGTGGACCCTGAAATACCTGCGGTAAGCATCATTTGGTCCATGGACTTAGCGTGCTGACGAATCATACCTTCACGAATGATAGGTAGGATAGGAAGAATTGTATCTTCTTCTGTGTCGTTAGCTAGGTAAGCCTTGGAAACTAGCTTATCAGTACGAAGGATTACTTCGTTCAGGCTGTAAGGCTGAGAACCACCAACTTCGTTAAGAAGTCCGTTTGGCTTAGTACCTGGAAGTGTAGTTCCAGAAGCCTGGTGGGTTGCATAACCTGTGTCAGGAGCGATCGCTAGGATCTGGCTCGCAGATGTTAGGTTGATGGTACGGAACATAGGAGCAATAACTAGCTCTAGTTCAATATCACGCATAAGTTCGGTGCTTACTCTTTGTTCGAAGTCAGCGCTGGAAACTTGTACGGAAGAATCGGCGTTAACCTTTTCAACAAGTCTCTTCTGAGATTCGATTTGATCTAGTGGCTTCTTGAGCGCCTTAGAAAGAATATATCCTTCGATAATTTGGTCTCTTTCAGGACTACCCTTTTCCCAAATCTTGTTGCTCCCGTTGCTTCCACCTGGGAAGAAGCCTTCACGACTACGGTCATGGAAAGCCTTGATTTCTTCAGCGTGGTTCTTTAGGGTTTCTTCCATTCTGGATACAGCTTCTCCGAAGTCTGCACCCTGATTCTGGTCAAGAGCCTTAGCAAGTTCTTCAGAAACCTTTTCCGCTACAGTTTCACCAACAACAGCCTTAATACGGGATTCATCTGCAGCAGCCTTTTCAGCTGCTTCAGCTGCCTTAGCTTCTGCTTCAAGGCGCTTCTGTTCGGAAACTTCTGTCGCAGTTGTCACGGCGTCAGCAATCATTTTTTCAATTTCTTCTTTTGTCATTTGATTTTCAATTGACGCCGGGGCGTCCTCGTCGGTATCCTTACCGAACTTTTTAAGTATCTTCTTATAGTCAGCTTCGGATGATGCTGATTTAGAGAGTTCAAAGGTAGCGTCCTGATTACATGGAACCGAAACTACCGAAACTTCAAGAAGTTCCGCTTCAGTAATCAGTAATCCACCAGTACGGTCCAAGTATTCTGCATCCTTAATAAGGAAACCAACAGAAAACGTTTTTAAAACACCGCTCTTAATTAGGGCATATGTGTCTGCCGCAGCGTTATAAACAGTGCCTTCGATGTATAAACCACCTTCTTCTGCTCTAACTAACTCCGCCTTACCAATTGGCTTGTCGTAGTTGTGGTTAAATAGAAGAATTGGGTTCTTAGTATAGTTGTTTAGTCCGCCCTTAGTCCAAGCTGAGGCTTGTATCACGTCGCGGGCTCGGTCTTCGGAAGGGGTTGAAGCGAATCCAGCAATCTTTAGCTGCCCAGAGTCCTCATTTTCCGTGACACTTTTTATCTGAGCTAAAAGATTAAACATTATTCCTTCTTTTCTTCAACCCTTTTTACAGGTGCTTTTTTAGGAGCCGCTTCAGCCGCAGCTTCTTCGATAGGCTGCCCTGGGGCAACTACCAAGATATCCTTGGCTAGGTCTGCAGGAGCTTCTTGTCCTGGCTCAACTACTGCAATAGTGGTTGGTAAAATGAACTTCTTAGTCATTGGTTTCCTCCGGCGGTCTTCCGCCCTCTGCTGGGTTAGCGTTACTTCCTGCGATATTAGCTGGAATTCTTATTTTCGTTAGAGACTCGTCTTTTAGGTCTTCTAGACCAACCTTGTCTCTGGCTTCAGCAGGAGTCATAATGCCCCCGTTTACTAGAGTAGATAGATAATTCCCTAGTTCTCTTAGGTCTGGCTGAAGCGCAGGAACTGCGGACTCTTCAATAACAATCTCATAACCGAAGTGAAGAGATAGTGCCTGACTAATTTTTCTATTAATAGGAATGATTGTCTCTACGTAGAAGAGTCTCAGGTTAGGGGAAATGTTGGCGTTGTTACCTCCGTCTAATAGGAGATAAGGGACACCCATTCCCTTTGCGATCTTCTTTTCAAGATTTTCTGCGGAATTCTCAAAGTCCATCTCACGGAACGTGGATGTGTTTACGTTTTTGAGAGTTATACCACCATCAAGGAAGGCGGGACTTCTTGCCCCATTAGTAGGGTTGAAGTCTTCTTTCCATTCCTGAATCTTTCTCTGCTTTACCTTTTGGGTAAGAGTGTTTGGAGACTCAAAGATGATTCCGGGTACAGCATTGTTATCAAAGAAATTGGCCTGGAAAGCCTTCATTTTCTTATATAGACTAAGATCGGCTGTCAGGCCCGTAAATCTAGAGTCTCCCTTTAGTATACTCTTTCCAGCGTTGTCCTTGATATGTATGATTTCTTCCGGTTTGAACTTTAGTTGCTTTACATCATCTGCAAGCTGTCCGGTAAATTCGTAGTAGTCTACTAACTTAGTAGAGCTTCCGAAGACTGTCATATCCTTTGCAGGTATATAGAATAGTTCGTTATCTCTAAACAGAATAAAAGCGTTCCCGTGTGCAAGAAGATCAGAGATTACCTTGCGCCAAAAGAAACTTGCGTCCATTCGGCTGTTAGGTTGTCTATTGATTAGCTTCTCGATTGCGGGAGGCTGTAGTTTTGTTTTAGGTGTAGGAATCTTTGTTCCCTTTACCTCGTATGGAACTCCTGAAGCGGAGTCCACAATCATGTTAAAACATCTGTTTGCAGTAGAGTTCTTAAGTAGAGCTTCAATGCTATATGGATCGTCTCCAGGTAGCTGCCAAACTGCACCCTTATCCGATACAGAAGTGGTACCAAGAAACAGTTTTTCTCTAAGAAAGTCAGTGAACTTCATATTTCTCTTTCTGTTTCTCTATCCATCGCATCTGCTTTTTAGCTGTGCCCAATGTAGGATTCTTACCATAAATGGAATGTAGCTTTTGGTGTAGAGAGTTGCAGATAGTCACAGCATGGGTATAAAGTTCCTCATGATGTTCTTGAATAAATTGGTCTCTTACTTCTAGTAAGTCCGCCTCACAGTTAATAACTATCTTGTTTTTCTTTAGCCATTTGTTAAAGAGCGGTGTTAAACTATAAAAGTGATGAAAATCCAGGTTAGTTGTAGAACCACATACGTAACACTTGGTGTCCTTCTCGTATGCCGATTTTGCTCTGTCTCTAACATATTTTATGGGGTCGCGTTTTAAGTCTGTAGCCATAATTTTTCTCTCTTTATTTGAAATAAATATAAACTTTTTTTAACTTGCAGTCAAGCTCCAAAAGTTTGGTACCTCTATCAATACTCACTGAGCGCTCCGCCCTTATAGGTGAAGATAGCATATCTGATAGCGTCCGCCATGTGACACGCCTTGTCGTGAATTGGCTTTTCCTTGATAAGGTTTGGATTGGGGTCCCAACGATACTGGTCGAAAGTAAATAACGCATTGGTGCACGAGCTAAGTACTTTTAGCTTCCCCTGTTGTATCAGCGAACCGATGAAACCAATTCCGTCGAGAACGTTCTTATTCGCGTTATCTGTAGGAATACCATAGGTGTAGGCAAAGTCGTATCTCTGCTGTTGGTTGGCAGAGTCAATGTAAATTACTTCGATATCCCATATGTTCATTAGAGACTGAATATTTTCCGCCTGTGTCGCAGTAGTTGCTTCGGCATCGTGATACTCATCTACAATGTAGAATATTTCTGTCTTAAAGTCATAAAGAACTGTAACGAATGCTGTGGGGTCTCTGAAACCTAAGTCGAGTCCACCAATTACATCGGAGCGTTGTAGTACACCCTCGGGTAGTTCGTCAATAACATGTTCATCAGATAGTTCCCAAATCTGACCTTCGAAGACTGAGAAGTCTGCTTCGAATTCCTGTGCGAATTCCTGGTCGGTCATGTCTCTGCGCGCCGATTTCACAACGTCAGGAGACAGACGTGGGTTGTCCTTCCAAGTAGCCTGTACGGAGAACCATTCTGGTGTTTCTTCTGAGAATCCTCTGTCGTAGAACTTGGAGAACCAGTTCTTCTTACCACGAGGAGTTGAAATGAATAATGCTTTTGCGTTGCTCTTGTCCAGGGTTGGAAGCAGCGCGATGTTAAAGGCTTCTTCCCCATCCTTCGTTAGGGCGGCCTCGTCGAAAATGATTAAGTCATATGATCTACCAACAACAGAGTCAATCTGATTGGCGGAACCTAGACGAATTGTAGAGCCGTTGATCAGCTCGATAACCTTATCCTTGGCGTTATCCTTCACAAGTTCTAGATTGAACTGCTTCATAAGCTTATGCTGTAGTTCCCAAGAAATTTGGGTCAGAGAGTAGTTAGGAGCCACAATTAGAATAGAGCAGTTGGGGATCAATGCCACCAACTGCCCTATCACATTAGCGATGAACGTCTTACCAGTTCTTCTGGACAGAGCTGCGCAACCGAATCGGTACTTAGGGTTGTTCATTCCGTTTACTACGGCTGTTTGGGGTGGAATGAGTTCCATGCCCATTTCGCCCATGTAAACGTCTACAGGTAGCTTTAGGAACGCTGCGTCCCCAAAATCTTGTAGTCTGTCTGTCTGAATATCTGCTCTACTTACGATCATCTTCTTTTATAGTCCCTTAATTGTTCATCGGGGCATTCTATTGGGTACTCCGGTGGTTGTTCTACTGGTGGTTGCGGAGCTTGCTCTTGTACTATAGAGTCTCCTTCGAAGTCCACACTATCTTTTAGTTCGAAACGGTCTCTAGCAATAACTACTGATCTCTTTACTAAAAGAGCTACGAATCCGGTTTGCATTAAACCTATAAGAATAAGTAATCCAATTGCAATTGTTAATAAAGCGTGGGCTACTCCCGATAGTAGGAATATAATCCAAGCAAGTAGGAGAGTCATAGAAATGGCTCCCCCAGCTGAGAACAGAATTGCTAAATATCTTCTTATGTCATAGGAGTCCGTTATCATCAGAAAGTTCTTCTTCTTCTCCATCATCCTCACCTAGATCAAGCATTTCTGCTTTCTCGACGTACGGCTCTTTATGCAGCTTTCCGTTCTCATCTCTCCATTTTCTGTATCCTCTTTTAACTTCCATTATTATTCTCCTTAGTATGGTTTAAGGTAGCCGCCCATTAAGGATGCTACTGATCTTAAGTGTGATATTATGCTTGCGGCTTGTCTATCCGTTAATTTCTGGGTGTATCCTGCCATAATATAGCCAATAGGATACTCTGCATTATTCATAACTGGACATGCCACGATAGTTTCAAACTCAAACTGTCTATACCTACGCTTTAGAACTATGTCTTTGAGATCGTTAGTATAAAAGTACGTGCAAGATGGCTCCGGCTTCCACAGCTTAGAATTGAAATTGGACATTAATGATAGCGGTGTATCCTGGTAGGCATTAAAGCCTTCTGGAATTTCGCCCGCTAAGTAGGTTGTAGATGCGTATAGGAATGGTACATTTGTTAGATCATGTTTACCATTGTGATACTGTACTACTGTAGCCGAACTAGCGCTATAGTCATCAATGAGAACATCTAGAGCACTATTAATAATATAGTCTCTTTCTATAGACTTTTGAAAATAAGTAGATTGGTCTTCTACACTGGGTGGAATTAAATCTGCAATTAACTTCTGTTGCTCGTATAAAAATAATAAACCTATTAAAAGTAGCGCGAAACTCATGAATCGTAGTGGCGACTCTTTAAATGCATTGTATAACTGAATAAACCAGTTAGCTTTTTCCTCCACTTATTAACCTCTGGACTAGACCCGCATAATTACTACCCTCTCCAAAGGAGGCGATATTAACCTGAGTATTAGGGGATTCTAGCTTAGCCTCATCCATTTTCATTTTATGGGAGAACTTCAATAACTCTAAGAGATCCGCGGAGGTCCATTCTTCAGACTCCTCGGCTTCCTCAATTTTACTCTCTATCATTCTGTCTAATAGAGCTCCTATTTTTGATCTATTTCTGTACCCCGTGTCTAAGAATACCTCATTGATGTATGCTTTAGCTTGAGGGTGAGATACAGTATCAGAAATTTCCTTTAGGGGGAGACCAGAAGCTTTGGAAGTTGCCTGCATATCAAAACCGTTTTTGATATATAACTGAACTATGTCCAGAACCTCCGGTGTTAAAGCTTTATTCATGATTCCTCCAGTAGATAGTTAAATACGCCTTTATTAAAAGTACTTTGGTACCTCTTTAAAACTTTGTAGCTCTTTCCATCAATTGTAAAGGAGCTTGCATTTGTGCTCTTAGCCATAGCTAAAACATTACCACTAAGGGCTGCTCTGGTCCCATCAATATATACAATCATAATTGATCCACCTTTAATCCTAGGGTTCTTTGTTTTGTTCTACTAGGGGTTGAAGTAGTTACAACGGTTAGCTCAATTGGCAGTACAACTGGGGTTGCTATCGGCGAGCCGTCGAAGCTAAACCACATAGTTATAATAGTTCCTTCTATAGAGGCCGCTCTGGTTCCCGTTCCTAGTTCTAATCCAAAGAGCAGGGATTCTGAAGGTAAACTTAAGGAGAAGGAAGCTATATCCTCGTCCTCTTCTAAGATAGGAGCACACTCTACCTTGTACTCTACAATGTCTTGTGGGTCCATTATCTGCTCCCATATAACTGCGTTTGGTGTCATATATTTATCCTAGTAGAATTGCTTCTCTGTTGGTGTCCACCAACTCGGTTAATCTGGAAATATCTGTGTTGAGTGTAGTATCTCTGGCTATAATTACTTCTAGAGGGATAACTCTGTCTATTTCTGCCAATAAAGTTGCGATTCTACTCTCTGGAGTAACCGGAGCAAATCCTAGTGTACCCACTGCAGAGACAGTCGCGTCAAATAATAGTAGACTACCTTCAACTGTTGCTGTACCGTCAACAGGAATAGCCGTAAATGTACCTGAGGCTGAGGAGATAGCCCCCAGGACTAGGTCCTTATTTATTTCACCTGTACCCGTTACATCGTCTACTTCATAGCTGGCAGCAGAATCTGCACTAACGAATAATAGTAAGGTTGTTTCGGCAGAAACTACACCAGTTACATCTTCAATGTGAAGGCCCAGCGCCTCAGATAGAATACCAAGGGATATGCTGCTTTGTGCTTCAACGGACCCAGTTACATCATCTACTTCGTAACTAGAAGATCCACTAGCACTTATTCCTAATGAAATTGAACCGCTAATTTCCCCTGATGCAGTAACTGATTCTATGTAGGAACCAGAAGCTTCAGAAGTTGGGGCACCTAGGCTTAACTCGGGTGCTATGGCACTGGCAACACCAAATAAAGAAGAGTGCTCTGCTGATGCTGAAGCTGTAGGGTTATCTAGGGTTAGTGACCCTTCAATAGTACCTGAGCCATCTACAGGCACTGCCGCGAACTCAGCTGAGGAATTCGCGCTTATATTTAGTAATAGTTCAGGAGCATATAGCTCACCTGAAGCAGTTTGCTGTCTAAACTCGGCTTCGGAACTGGAGGATACACCAAGGCTGATATTTACAGTTAACGAACCGGTACCAGTTACATCTCCTATCTCGTAGGAAGCACTTACTGATGTATCAATCCCTAGAGTAAGCGAGGATGTTCCGGCCCCCGAAGCAGTTACTTCAGCTAGAGTAAACTGAGCAGAACCAGAGGCTGCTATTCCTAAAGTTAGGTTAGCCGTTGCACTTCCGGTCCCGCTTACCTCCAGTGCTGTAAATGTTCCAGAGCCAGAAGAAGTTGTAGACAGAACTATAGATGCTGTACCAGCACCTACACCAGTCGCTCCACCAGTATCAAAAACAGTTGAATTAAATACTAGTGGATTAAATGTCACTTAATTAAAGATGCTTGATGAAATAGATCATCAATCTGAGTCTTTGTTAGACCCAGACTAGGTCCTAACGACTGAATTAATTGGCTGTCTTTTCTAACTTCCGTCGCGTATTCCCATTCTATTTGGGCAGCTCTTCTCAGAGTTACGTCGGGAATAGAATCTATAGCGTTTTCTACATCATCTAATAAACCTACTGAGAGAAGAGCTAATCTTGCCTGTCGCATAGAAACACTAGAAGCGGAAAGATCAGGAGGAGTTAATACAGGGGGAGTAAATACTCCGTTTTCAAATAAAAAGCCTATACTTACTTCGTCAGGTGCTTCCACCCATCCAACGGAGACTGCAAATTCTTGTTCCGCTAAAGCCACATTAACGACTTTACCTTGTTCTATGATTGCGTATCTTTTCATATTTATCCCCATGTTGTAATACGAGCGTAGCCGTTACCACCTGCTCCTCCGGCCCCCGAGTTGGTACCGTTAGTAGATGCGGCACCGCCGCCTCCGCCACTAGCTATACCCCCGGCTCCACCGTTACGGGTAGTATTACCAGCAGCTACGGGTCCCCCGCCTCCGCCTCCTTGGAATGGACCGCCGGCGGATCCATTAGCGTTCACGCCACCGGCTCCGCCACCTCCACCATATCCAGGTACTCCGCCTGCAGATATTAGGGAAACATCTCCATTTTGGGAGCCCCCTGCCTTACCATCAGAGATTACAGTATTTGAGGAACCTATTGAGCCTCCAGACCCACCTCCACATCCGCCTAGAAGAGACGTGAACCCAGTTCCTGCATCGGTTGCTAAATCGGCTAGTACACCGCCACCAGCTCCTCCGTATACTGAGTTTCCTCCACGGAATCCACCTCCGTTAAAACCTCCAGAAATAAGTACGGCTCCGGTTGAACCATAGTAATCTGCATACCCACCGCCTCCGTCGCCGTAGTTACCGTCACCAAAGCCACCAAAGAAGGCTGCCCCTCCTCCGGCTTGTGGCCAGCCAGCGTTCGCATTTCCGCCAAAGCTTCCCCCTCCGACTTTCATTATGTCTCCAAAGGTCGTAGTACCTCCGTTTCCTCCGGTTGAGCCTGCAGTATTATCAGTTGTGGAAGAAGCCCCTCCAGCCCCTCCAGCCCCAATAGTTACTAGAACAGTTGAGGGAAGGTCTGCGGCACGGAACATCTGTTGACGGTATCCACCGCCACCGCCACCGAAGCCACCATATCTAACATTTCCAGCAGCAGAACGGGTTCCACTACCTCCGCCTCCTCCGGCCCCCCAAATTTCTACAAGAACCATTCCAGTACCTGGATTGGTCCAAGTTGTAGATGAGGTTATGGCTTGAATGTCAACGGAGCCAGCACCATTTAGTCCTGGGGGACCTTGAATCCCTTGGTCGCCCTTTAG